GACTCAATCTCAGAAACGGGATAGACGCGCTCATTCGCGTTCTTGATCCCTCCTTGAATAAATATGCCTTTCATGTAAAGAGATTTTTTATTCCCTTCACCATCACTCTCAACCACCATACCAGCTTTGTCGAAAGTTAGATTTTCTCGTAAATAACTTGACATTATACTTTTCCTTTTGGACGGAATGACCATCCATTTTTATTGTTCTTTGCCCAATTTTTGATGGTAGCATAGCTAACATCATAATCATGGCCGGCGATTGTTGGGGAATCATATTTCTTTCCAGTAGGATCAATATAATATCCAGCAAAGCTCGGATTTCTCTCTCCCGAATTCTTCTCGCTGTTTTTTAGCCTGGCTTCAGGGCTTTGAATTCTTCCTGCGCTTGATAAACCTATCAGTTTTCGTGTTTCGGTGGATGCCTTAGCACCACGACGACGGTCGCCAACTTTCGCCCCAAATCCAACTGGCTTCTTTACACCAGTCATTGCTGCTATTCTGTTAGCTAGCCAGACTGGATCTTGAATAGATCCAACAGTCGTAAACTTTCCATCACCGTTATGTAGGTTATAGCTATTCGTATCTTGTTTGGCGTTAACCCGAGTTAGGTACCGGGCTTCAAGTTCTAGCATGTCTTTGGGTTCACCGATTGCAAGGATTTCTCGCTTCCATTCTGAAGGATTCTGTATAATAGCTGCTTTTACTGTCCTACTGGAACAAAAATATCCATCTTCGGGGTGACTTCCGATGGCAGTACGAGACCCAACATACCATTTTCCGGATGGTATGTGTGTCCAACGATACACGAATGCTCTAGTTTTCACTAGAGACACTCTATCCTCATTCGCAAGATACAAAGCCATTTCTATCTTACTTGCGTTTGCGTGATTCAACAACAGACTTGTTGTTTACACCGGAGGCTTGACTCGTTGTTGGCTTTGGAGCCGCTTCCAAGTCTTGCTTCTTTTGTCCTGCAGCGTTTTTGTACGTGCCTGGGATTTCTTTTGGAGCTGGAACTGTGCGTGTACCTGCTGCTGCGCCACCGGCAAAGTTAACTGCCTTAGCACCAGTAGCAACTACTTTTGGTTTCGTCAGTGCAGGGCTCTTGTTTTGAACGCCGTCATCACCGCCGATTTTCGAACCGTAGAGGCCCTTGACTGGCTGTAGTGCTGCTGATTCCATCATTGGCTCTTCTTCGTCGCCCATGTCGTCTCCACCGAAGTCGTCTCCACCTTCTTCACCACCGAATTCACCGCCCATGTCATCAGCGTCACCGTCTGGTGCTCCACCGAAGTCATCAGCATCACCGTCGCCGCCTTCGGCTCCCATGATTTCTTCAAATTCAGCCATGAGTTCGTCGAGCTTGTCTTCCAGGCTTACAACGCGGTCTTCAAGACCTTCTTCACCAGCTTCTTCACCACCGAATTCGTCGCCGGCCATTTCGTCATCGCCGCCGAGTTCAATTTCTTGGCCTTCTTCGTCGCCCATGTCGTCACCGATATCGAGGTCGTCATCTTCTTCGTTCATGCCGCTTTCTTCAGAACTGATTTCGTCCTGTAGATCACCGACTTGACCGGTCATGTCTTCCTCGTCCATCATGGATTCATAGATTTCGCGGGATTTTTCCACAACTATGTCGTGGAAGAGGGCCTTAGCCTGATCAACATCTTCGTTGGTGATCAAGTTAATAAGTTGTTCAAATTTCTTGTTGTCCATTGTTATCTCCTATAAGTAGAATGGCTTTCTCTGTAGTTATTTATAGCATATGCCATAAAACTACTGAATAACTACTGATTTATTGCGGTTTTGCTTAAACTATAAGCTTCGCGGAGATTTAGAGTGACGGCATTGCGCCTTCTGGGGCTGGTTGTGCGTACTGTGTTTGAATTTTCTTGCGGTTTTGTGCTGTCTCATATTGGCGAACGTCCAGCATCTTACGGAGTTTTCTGATTTGTTTCAGTGTCAGCTTTGTCTTACGAGACTCTTTCCATTTTGGCTTGGAGTGATCACTACCAAGGTCTTGGTAGCCCTGAACTGGCTGATCATACATTTCAAAAAGTCGCATATATCTATTTATCTCCGAGTTACATTCCTGGACCTGCCGGGGCGCCGCCGGGCATCGGAGCACCTTGTGCCGGGGTTCCTACTGGTGCGATAGACTCGGGACCTTGTGCGTTGGCATCTGGTGGGTTGTCCATCTCCATACCCATCTCAGCATCAGCATCCATGTCACCAACAGACACGCCCACTGAGCGTAGGTCTGAGCCTTGTGGTACGTTTTCATCTTCTTTTTGATTTTCTTCGCGCCATGATTTTTCGTTCTCGGCGATTTCCTCTTTGGTCAGACCAAGGAAGCGTTCAAGCGCAAAGCGTTTGGAGATGTATGGATACGCCTCGATTGTTGAAAATGTACCCACCCTGCTGGTGTCGAGTTCGGACTGGCGGTATGAAGCGAAGTTCTGTGGTGGGTTGAACTGTAGGGTGAACAGACCAGAGTCAATGTTCAGACCACGCCATCTTAGGAAGAGTTTGAACTCCTCGTCAAATTTCTGACTGATGTATTTCTGTAGGCGTTCACAGTATTGATTGAATCGGAACTCTTGAATCATAGCAGTACCGACTTTGCCGTCACCCATGATGCGTTCGTTGTCATCGGGGCCAGTTGGTAGATAGCTGCTTGGAACTCGAAGACCACGGGCTAGCTTGTTGTTGAAGTAGCGCAAATCGTCAATCTCACCAAGGTTTTGACCACCTGGTAATGTTTCAACGCTGCTACCACGACCATCAGCAGTTGTTGGGAAGTAGTAATCTTCGTTCATGCTCATCGGATTGTATGTGGCGTCTGTGACCGACTGACCACCGAGTGACGATGGAATACGGCGTTGATGGACTTCGTTCTTAACTCGCTCCACGAATGCCATGGCCATGTGCGCCGGCATGTTGCCAACGTCAATCTTGAAAATTCTGCGTTCTGGGGCGCGTTGAACACGGTAGATCAGCACAGCGTCCTCAAGCAGTTCTTTTTGCTTGTAGACTTTGAAAATGTTTTCCAGGATTGACTGACCGAATGGCCAGAACCGGTCAAGACCTTCAGTAAGACTTAGGTGAACTACGTGCTTGGCGTCAATGGCAGCTTCAGCGATACCAAGGGTGAAGCGAGAGCCTGATGTTGGGGAGTTAGGGACTGAGTAACCGCCACCGGCCATGCCTGCTCCGGTTCCACCAGAGCCAGTTGCCGGGTTAGCTGCGAAGTCGTTGTTCGTTTTCTGTGCCACTGACAGATTTTCAAGGTTGATGTTCAGATCCTTGATGACGTATTGTTCTGGCTTCTTGCCTTCGCTCTCGTTTACTACGACCTTGATAACCTTGGTCATGTCGATCCAGTAGAGCTTGAAGTTTTCCGGGTCGCGGACGAAGCACTGGTCACCGTATTTCAAGGTGTTACGGAAGATTTTGAATGAGCGGGTGTCGAATTCGTTGAGCTTACACCACTGTTGGAGCTGCGTTTTCAGCAGTTCTACTTCGTGTGGAGTTGGATCTTCGGTGAATTCCAGTTCAAATGGGGTCTTGTTTTGTTCGTTTTTCTGAGTACAGAACTCAGCGATGATGTCAAGACATGCGTTGATTTCAGCATCAACATCCATCATTTCATAGGAGTTATAGCGCTCAATACGGTTTGGATGACCGACATATACCTCTGGTAGCTTGCTGGCATAGTTGTTATAACCGAACGAGTCAAGCGAAGTTGTCTTTTGCTTTTCGTTGTTGTTCCATGACCCTCGATTGCTATTGGCACCGGAGATTGGACTCATCTGGCCCGAAGTGTTTGGTGAGGAGAATCGTTTAGTGTAGGTCATTGTGTATTTATCGTTAGGCCATAGATTGTTGGTAAATTTCACGCTGTAAATCGTTTGTTGCCTGAACGGTATCGTGTATTTTCTCAAGCGTTGATAACATGGCCATTACAGCCTTGTCAGATATTGGTGCTGCGGCATTCTGCACCTTCTTTTCATCTGGTGTTGCAGCTCCAGTACCACTGGGTTTTTGTGCTTGGGAAGGCGGTGGTGTCGGTGGCCATGGCACAGTCGTCACCGGTGAAGTAGCAGTTGGTGCTACTACAGGTGCTACTGGGGTTTGCGGCGTTTGTGACATGATCACTCCAGGGGACGGCGCTGGCATTGTTTTCGTTGCCTCCTCCTGAGTCATAGGTCGTCTAATTGGCTCGGTGTGAAGGTGGCCTCCGGTGCCACCTTCCGATAGTTTATACCACTCATTCAGTACAATCCTGTAACCGTTTGCTTCAGCCACTTTCTTCATGTCCGCTTCGAATTGGTCAATAACTCTCTTTTGAGCATCAGATAGAGCATTCTTACCCTTTTTGATATCTTCTAGTGTAGGTTTAGCTACTCCATTAGCAGCCCACATTTCATCAGTGATAGCCAGATCAACAGCCCCTCGTTTATGTGGATCGTTTTCGCCCTGATGTCCCTTGAAAGTAGCGGAATCATCCATTGCGGTAACTTTACCCGAGAATCCAGAAGATCCTAATGCTTGGAGAAACGTATTCTCCAACGGTGTGATTGCACCACTGCCAGCGTTCTCACCAACAACGAATTTACCAGTACCCGGTAATGGACCTGGGATGGGTGGATTCAACGATAGTATGTTTTGCTCAGTCTTTTTCCGTTCATCGGCTTGAGAGAGTAATGCCCTATCCGCTGTTAATTTAGCCTCTTCAGCCACCTTTTTGTCCTGGTCGAGTTGCGCCTTCAGTATATCATACTGTCCTTGTAGTAATTTCGTGTTCTTTTCCTGCAGTTCCGCCATTTTTTTATTGATTTCAAGGGCCTCTTGATCAGTTCGTTCAGCAAAGCCTTTTTTATTCATGCCATTCTTTTCTCTGAACTCGGTAATTGCTGCACGGCCTCTAGCCTCTATGTCATTGTATCTTGCTTGCTCAACTGCGGTCTCATGCGATTGCGCATTGGGGTTCTTTCGCTTTTTAGATGATTCGAGTCGGGCCTTTTCTTCTTCAAGCTTTTCAATTCTAATTTTGTCTGCTGCCATACCATTGAATCCTTGCGTGGCATGCATGCCCATCAAGCTTGATGTGGTAGGTTTCTTTATTTCAGCAATTTCGGCGTTGACTTTCTGTATCTTTGCGTTTAGTGATTCCTCAGTCGAGAACATGTCCATGATGTCCTGACCTGCTTTATCAGCCCCCGGGAACCACAATGATTTTACCAATTTACCCATGGTGTATCCAAAGCTTTGCATACCTTCCATCAACATCGTAAATGCATTGGTGACAGGACCAGATAACATATTGGCAAATGCATCCATAGCCTGATGTGCTGCCAGTTCAACAGCATTCATCTTAGTGAGGGCTTTCACACGGGCATCGTCTTCTGATTTACCAGACATTTGCAGAGCGATCAGATTTCTGTTGCGTGTTGCTGCCTCCTCGAAGCTCAGTCGCTGGTTTTGTACTACAGCATTCTGCATAAGTTGTAGGTTACCAGCAAATATCTCTCCTGCTCCCTCAGGCATCATCAATCTGACGGTTTCAAATAGCTTGGATATAACTGCCTCTTGTCTTTTACCAGCGTCTGCTATGTTTCCGATGTTGTCGTACCCCTTCAACACCCGCATCGTAGCACGCATTATTATGTTACCGGTTGTTGCTGTGTAGTCGGTCAGTAATTTACCATCATTTGCAAGAGACAGCAACATAGACCCGAATTCCTTACTATTAGCCCCTAACAATCGTCCCAGTTCACTAGTTGCCATCAATCGGGTATTCTGTTCAGCTTCCATACTGGCAACGTTTTTTGCAGCAAGCTTCTTACGATCTTCATCATACTTACCTGTTTCGTCGGCTGCTACTGCTCTTTCGGCGTCTATTTTTCTTGCTATCTTTGCGTTTGCAGTTTGCCATGCCAAATGCCCTGCTGCTGCCTCTTGTCCCTGCCGAAGCTGATCACTGTTCATACCAGTTAGTGTTTGTAGCTCTATCATAGCATCAATATACTTCAACGATTGAATACGCAGCGCCTCGGGAGTCTTGGCAAGTGACATGCTGCTTGTCACCATTGTCTTTACGAAATCTGTTTGCGCTCCGGTAACCTTCTCCTGAGACCATCCAAGACGCATGTACTGGTCACGCTGGTCCTGAGTCAGAGAAATCATTCCGGTGAAAGTGGCAAGTCCCTCCTGCAGAGTATCACCAAGACCACGTAGGTTGGTGTTTAGTCTGCCGGCATTTTTAGTTATGATGTCTATGTTGCCAGAAAAATAACCCGCTTTGAGGGTCATTTCGAGTAATTTGCCTGTGGTCAGTCCAACACTACCACCAAAATCACCCATGTCAGTGAAGGCTTTTATCAGGGCATCATTTTGTTTCAGAACAAGATCAGTGGAGATACTGATTGCTTTCGCCAGCAACGCAAGTGGGACACCAATGGCCATAAGAGGGCCCTTGAGCATCATAGCAAGCCCACCTAGGGCATCAGCAGCACCTGACACCGACGATGAATATTTGTTCATCGTGCTGTTGGTGTTCATCACCGTTGTGCCTAATGTTGACACTGCCTTAGAAGCGTCACCAGAGGCCTTACCAAGGGCAGCCGTTCTAGCGGCATCTCTGGCTGCATCGGCAGCTTTCGCAGCGCCTGCTGCCTCTCGGGCGCCGGCCTCTATTTGACCAGCTTCGGCGAGGTGCGCGAATGCCTCAATTAGCTGTTCTGTTCCGAGTATGGCTGCTGCTGACATTATTATTTCCCCATTTTTACACTACTAAATAGTTTATGTATTTAGCATCGGCCCACGATGCCCCATAAAGGAAAACCAATGATTGAGAATAACCCCCTGAAACAATATTTTCGCCACCCGGCGATTTACCTGCGTCTACCAAGTCTAGGCGAGGGGTACGCAAGTGATGTTGTGGAACTACCGACTAACGGTGAGCTTCCTGTTTATCCAATGACCGCGCTTGACGACATCGCCACGAAAACACCCGACGGACTGTTCAATGGATCGTCAGTTGTTCATATCATCAAGAGTTGCATCCCCGGTATCAAGGACCCTTGGAAGATTACAAGCGTTGATATCGATGCTGTTCTTGTTGCGATCCGGATCGCATCTAACGGAGACTCCATGGAGATATCATCTACTTGCCCGGCATGTGGTGAGGGTGAAACATACATGGTGAAGCTCCCAGCGATTCTGGCACAAATCAAACCCGGAAATTTCACAACTGAATTTCCAGTCAATGATCTTATGATACAGTTCAAACCGCTTACCTACAAGGAAATGACCGAGGTTAGTATAGAACAAATGGACCTTCAGAGACTACTAGTTTCCATATCAAATATGGAAGATGTGACTGAAAGGGCCAAAAAGAGCAAAGAAGCGCTGGACGGTATAACCAAAATGACGATGCGTATCATAACAAAAACCATCGCTCATATCAGGACGCCGGCAGCCTTTGTTGACCAAGTTGATTTCATCAGTGAATTTTTACAAAACTGTGACAAGAAAACCTTTGAACAGATAAAGGACCATGCTACCGGTCTGAAGTCGATGTCAGAAATCAAACCAATTCATATCGTGTGTGATTCATGTAAACACGAATACGACCAACCATTCTCTGTTGACGCCGGCTCTTTTTTCGGCTAAAGCTTTTACACCTTGACCATGAGGGTGTTCAAAAGCTGTTAGATGGAATGGAAGCTGAGTGTAAAGCGATAAAGAAAAGCGCACTCAGTTTATCATGGTATATGCGCGGTGGTGCTCCGTACGCAGACGTAATGAACATGTCTAGTGAGGAACGGGTTCTCATCACTGAAATCATCACCTCTAATCTCGAAACCACAAAGACCTCAAAACTACCGTTTTTCTAAGTAGTTTTTATCAACCAAATGATGGTTACCCAGGTCGTGGTATGTCATTTATTCTGTTTTCTCTCTTAGTGCTGGCTTTCGCCAGCAAGACCATCGCTACGCTCGGTCTTTATTCTTTTTTATTCTGATGATAAGAGCAGATAATTGGGTTGTTATTAGTTGTTTACAGCCCCATCATGTTTCGGGAGTCCATGGTAGTGCTTATGCAAGCACTACCAAGGGGAAAGAATTCATGTTCCAATCGCCGTTGTTGTCTCTATCCCAAGTGATTGAGCGTCTATCATCACTTGCCACCGGTTGCTCTGTAAAGTTTTTATGGATCTGTAGTGACTACTAGCCGATGCCCCGCATCCACACCATATAGATGTGGTAGCTACACCAACCTTCGCCGCAACGCACGTCCCACAGATTCAAGACAAAGTAGAGTTCTCTGTGGACTCGTTCAAGGTTCACCTGCCAGTGAGAGCCTTGTCGGTATTCCTAGCGCCTTATTTGTATGGTGTCTCTCGACGGGCCATACGGACAATGAGTTAGTCTCGGACGCAAACCACCCCGGTGGTTACTACGCCTACAGTCTGCTCATCGGCACTAGCTATACTCCAGAATCTGACGGCACAGCACAACCTGTACAACCTCAAGGAGAATCCCCATATGGGATCAACGGCGATAATACTGAACGAGATGGTCTCTGGTGTTTGGCGACAGGTTAGTGTCTAAAATTTGGCGACGGGCTAGCGTCTTGATATTTGGCGACAGGTTAGTGTCTTGATGTAATATGAGATGGTCTCTGTGATATTTATAGCGATAAAACGAGTGAAAATATTTCTATTTCACCTTTTTCATCAGGATTTCATCGGGGTGTTCAACCGGGGGCAAAAACTTGACTCCGGAGATTATACCGTTGAAGTATTTTCTGGTTCCATCAGGCATCCTTGCCCGTAGAACTTCTTCTGTTATTTGGTAGCGAACCTCAGCATAAACCAGTGAGGCACGGGTCTTGTGTAGGGACTCGATTTCAAACCTGAACTTATCCTTCCCAACAAGCTCAATGGCTTTGTTGATGTGGGTGGACGAACTGGTATAGGTCTTCCAGTCAGATTCTTTGATTACTTTTTTCTTATTCACTTTACCCTTGACTGCCTTTCGCAGGTGCTGGTGGAACTGTTTTTTGCCGATATATTCTTTGCCGGTGGCAATCTCGGTGATCCGATAGATGAAACCGAACCATTCCGTGATGTCGAACTCATGCTTGAATTCCCAGTGACCTTTGTCCATAAAATACCCTCGCGGTATTTATGCGTGTGTATGGTTCTCATTCGTTTTCCGTATCCGCATCAGTTGAGTAGCTTGTGAACCCGTTGCTTTTCACAACTCGGAGAACCGAACTCACTCGTGAAGCCAGATCGTCCTTGTGACTGATCAACCATATGGATTTGTGCCGATTTCGTGAGAGGTCCTTTAGCACGCCAATGGAGTTTTCAACGCCCACTGAGTCGGTACCGTTATCAAGCAGTTCGTCAATGAACATGACATTGATTGGCTTGTATAGGTTCTCCCACACATCGCGGAATGCCCACGACAGCGCCAAGATAACGCGATTCATCTCACCCCGTGACAGGTTATGGAAGTCAAGGTCACGCCCAAGCTCTGTGATCTGAACATTCAGGTCATTTTGGAACAGCACTTGATGTGGTAAACCGATCTTGTCGAGGTAGTGGGTCATGCGCTGATTCAGGTATGACAGATTCTGGTCAATGATTTTCTTTCTGACGAACGAATCCTTGCTTGTCAGCAGGTCCAGTAGGAACTTTTGATGCTCCATGGTCTTGTTCATGGCGTTCATGGCGTCAAAAGACACAACCTGAATGGCCTTGGTCTCCATATCCACGATCTGTTCGGCATACGGGTCAGACTCCTGGTGTTTTGACTCAATCTGGCTGATAAGACTGTCAACCCGGGTGTTGTGTTCAACCGCCTCAACCTCAGTATCATACACCGTCTTTGGTGGTAGACCTACTGGGACAACCTCAGGCAGCAACTCGGCGATGTGTTCAGCATACGGGTCAACCTCGTTGACCTTCAGTTCAATCTTGGCTAATAACGAATCGCTCTCGCTACTGTGGCGGATAGCCTCAGCTTCGGTGCGATAGTGAGTAGAGGGCATCTTGCCAAGCACGACCAGTTCAGCCTCAATCCCAGATACAAGCGCTTGCGCCTGTGTCAGGTGATTCACGGCGAACGCCAGTGAGGCCTCTTTAGCCTTGACCACATCAGTGTGTTTCTCATCATGGAGGTCCTGTCCGCAGGCATAGCACTTGTGTTCTTGCAGAGAGGCAAGCTCACCCTCAATCTTGACACGATCATTGGTGTAGCGAACGATATCGGCTCGTCCCCGTTTCAGTTCAATGTCCTGTGCGGCCTTGTCTCGCACCCGTTGGTTATACTCGGCAACCTCGCGATGTTTGATCAGTTCGGCATCAATGTCAACCCGGTGCATTTTCACAGCATCAGCCCGCAGCACCGCAACATCCCGATCACGCTTCTCAGACCAGGCGGTCTGTCTGGCAACCAAGGCGGTGTAGGTGTCAAAGACACTCTTGTGTTGATTGTAGATCACCAAGTCTCTATGAGCCTGTAGCTCGGCAACAATGTCAATCTTTGAGAGGTCGTCGTATTTTGTGACAAGCGCCTGTAGATCAGTCTCCTGCTTCGCCGCCCATAACCGTTGCCGCCTCTTCAGGTTTTCAATCTGTTCAGCAATACGGACATTGGCATCTTCAATCGCCTTCACCCGAAACTCTTCGGTCTTGATGGCATCCTTACTTGTGGTCAGTAGACCCTTCACAATCTCGGCCTTCTCAGACAGGATGGTGATACCAAGCAGTTGTTCAATGATGTCTCGTTGATCACCAGCAGCCATTGCCAGAAACGGCTTGGTGTAGGTGTTCAGAGCAACGATGTGTTGGAACATATCCGCTGACATGTTGATGATCTTCTCAATCGCCGCCTGAGTTTCTTTGTTCTCTCCTTGAGCATCGTCTGGGGTTTTCAACAGGTTGCTGTTCACATAAAACTTCAGAATATTGGGACGGCGACCACGCTCAATCTTGTATTCAACGCTGTCAATGCTGAACTCAAGCGTGACCAACATGCCCTTGGCATTGGTTCGGTTGATCAGGTTGTCCTTGCGGATACCGTTGATGGGCACACCGAAGAGGGCATATGACAGGCCTTGGATGAGCGAGGTTTTTCCGGTGCCGTTACGAGCACCATCACCACCCAAGTCCAGATTGTCCCCAAGGATCAGTGTCAGGTCTTGTCGGTCAAAATTGACCGCTTGCGTGATCGCCCCGATACTAAGGAAGTTCCGGAGGGTGATATTTTTTATTTTGATCATAGCTTGGAGTAGATTTCCCGTAGAATTTTGGTGTCGATTGTCTTGCTTTCAATCTTGTCGATGCTCTCAATGATAATCTGGTCCACAGACTCAAACTTGATATCACCTGTTGCCCCCTCGCCAGTGACCTGATCAGCCCTCATGGGTATCAGCGTCATTTCACGGATGTTGTATTCGGGTATGAGGGTGTCTCGTATGAAGTTCGCTTCTTCGTAACTGATGTCGATGTCCAGATGAACACGAGCATGGGTGTTGGGTAGGAGTAACTCTTTGGTTTTCTCCAAAACATCACTGAGCTTGAACACACGGTATATGGGTTGATCCGGCCATGAGTGAAACTCGGGTGTTTGTCCCCATTCCAGGATCATCATACCACGAGCATCGTCATTGGCATCAGCGTAGTTATGTGGGAAGGCGTTTCCGATATACCAGATGTTTTTCTTTGCTTGTCGCTTATGAAAGTGACCGCTGAATACTGTTCCAGTTGATCCAAAATCATCAAGACTGATAATACCATGATCGGGCATCACGATTTGGGCATTCATCAGGAAGTGGGGTAGCTCAAAATGACCAAAAGTGTATGTTGACTTGATCTTTTTGACAGTGGCAAGATCATCACCTACCATCCATGGGCAGAACGAGACATTGCCATCGGTGATGATGTCATTCACCACCGTGACATTGGGTAGGTAACCAGCCCATGCAACAGAATGGATGTCCCGCTTCTCACGATAGAACAGGTCATGATTTCCTGTGATGAAAAATACCTGAGAAAAGTTCGCATTCAGGATGTCAAGAGCCTGCATGGAGTAGTGAAGCGTTTGGATGTTGATAGCAGCCCGATGATTATGCCAATCACCACATACGATTGCGGTGTCGCATCCATTAGACTTGGCTGTTGTGACGAACCATCTGATGAACGCGACACAATCCTCGTTGTGAACCACACTGTTGCCCTTGAGTCCAAGATGAAGGTCCGTGAGAACCGCTGCTTTTTTGAATAAATTTGCCATGTGTTAGTATACACTTTCCGAGGAGAAACCTCAATAGTATTGGAAGAATCACTCCTCGAAGTGGGTAGCACCGTTTCCACTGTTTGCCTGTCTTGACCACGATGGGTTCAGGTTGTTCATCTGTAGAATGTCGTCCCTGATGTTTTGTGATCGTTTTTCAGTGTTCAACACCCGACAGAACGAATTGGTAATGGCTGCTGTATAGTACGCAAACGGGTTCGCTGACTTTGCTTCATTGAAGCGTAAACCGACATAGGTAAGCTGTAAAATCGCACTGTTCTGCATCTCATCCCTGTAGGTGTATCCTCTCCAGTTGTATTTCATGGCGTATTTTTCGCATAGCATGATATACATTCGGGCAAGCTTGTTCGTGATCTGTCCATGATCCTTGCTGAACGATCCTGTGACCAGGTCACCTTTCCAGTGTGAGTGTCCGATACACACGGCGGTGTTGGTGTCGTCAAAATGGTAATGTTTGAATGGTGGGAAGTTGACCTTGACATGAACCATGTCGTCCACTTCGGCTTTGGTTGAGACATCCTCTAGATCAGCAAAAATCTCATCTGGGTCATCTTCAAACTCAATGATGTCCTTTGCTGTTCGTTTTTTCACCGTTTTGCGTGGTTGCTTCGGTGCCACTGGTATGTGTTCCCATGTCATGACCCTGAAGACAAGGTCCGTTATTGGTATGGTCAACGGGTCAACCGAATCTTTCACCCCTGCTTCAAGACTTAGCCGTGTGGCACGAGCCTCTCGGGCAAGCTGTATATTTTCGGGTCGCATAGCATACGCCAAACAGTCATCAACTGATGCCTGAGGCATGTTGACGATCAGATCGTATCGGTGATGTTCTGGTCCGGTGTAGTGACAGTATGTGTTCTTGCTGGCATGAATTTCCTTGAGGATGTCACGATTGTTCAAGTAGTTGACGGGTTTTCTCGGGGCTGGTAGTAGTGACATGGTTCTCCTTGATGTTATACTGTATATTAGTATAGCACAACGGCCGCCCGAATACAAGTAAAAAGGTTAGGGTAGTATATTTATCACCTTTCCGTTACGATAAATACAGATACAGGAATACAACCATGGCATTCACCCCAACCCCATCTTCTACCATAGTCGCCTCCCCTCCGACGACAAGCGTGTTCGATGCGTCAGCGGATGCTAAAGGAACGCGGTCATCAGCCCCGACTATCACTGATGAGGAAGCGATGGCACAACAACGAGCAACCGCCGAAATCGCAAATGAGAACACGCGCTTGACGAATCGTGGAATCTCTGTTCAGTTACGAAACACCCAAGAAGCTGCGGCAGCATCCTTTTCACAAAAGTCCGATTGGAGAGTCCGCCTCAGCCTTGCTCCAGGTGCGGACTACTTATATAGAGCCAAGACACCAGGGATTCTGGCTCCGCTTGTAGAGACTGATGGCATTATTTTTCCATACACTCCTACAGTGCAGGTTCAATACGCCGCCCAATACGACCCGGCAACACTCACTCATTCTAACTACAAGCTTTTTCAGTATGGATCCAGTAGTGTTGACAATATTCAAGTTACCTGTGAATTTACTGCTCAGGATACATACGAGGCAAACTACTTATTGGCGGTAGTACACTTTCTAAGGTCAGCGACAAAAATGTTCTATGGTAAAGATAGCGCACCACGTGCCGGAACACCCCCGCCGCTGTGTTATCTGACAGGGTTCGGGCAGTTTCAATTTGATTCTCATCCACTTGTAATCAACTCATTCAACTACTCATTACCGAATGAAGTTGACTACATCCGAGCCGACTCAAAGGCAACGGACACCGGAAGAATATCTGGCTTTGCTGTTGGTCCGGCCGCTGACAGAATAGCAGCTTCTGGTTTGAAATTAGGTGCCGCTGCAAAACCACCGCAATTCAACTACTCATCGGGAACAAATACACAAGCCACGTATGTTCCTACCAAAATGCAAATATCGTTCTCTGCCCACCCAATCGTCACACGAAATGACATTAGTAAGAACTTCAGTCTCGGCGAGTATGCTACTGGTAAGCTCACACAACATTCTGGTAACTCTGGAGGTATTTGGTAATGTCAATGTATTCCTCAGCAAGTCCGTACTTTTCGACTGATGCTGTTAACAACAAATTCCTGGATATTATGACCAATAGGCCGGTACCGGCGCTAGTAGACGATGTATACTGGGAAATAACCCCAGTATACAATCAACGACCTGATCTTCTCGCTCACGATCTATATAACAATTCAAAGTTGTGGTGGGTGTTCGCAAGCAGGAACCCTAATCGTCTTATGGATCCGTTGTTTGATTTTACAACTGGCACTGGAATTTACTTACCAAAAATAGAAACGCTGCAATCGGCACTGGGGATATAATGGCAACACGCATATTCACTGAGGCAGAACTCAAGTGGCTAGGTGGTGCCGATAGCACTGATCCGATAATACTGGCCAGAATGGATGCAGCACTTGGGAAGGTGTCAAGTGCTGAACCAACCGCAGGCGCCGGAAGAATGGGAGGTGACCGCGGCCAATCTGATGCGCCACGTACATTACCGCCCGAAGCCGATGACGACAGAAGCAAAACATCGTCACCTACGGTAACTCCTCAGACTACTACTAAGAAACAAGACAAGGATAAACCAGGTGTTAGAACATACAACCCGCTTAGTAAATTTTCGAGCTATACATACCAGATAACACTGTATATGATTACGCCGGATGCATATAACATATTCAATGATTCCGGGCGGCGCAATATTAGCATGTTGAATGCTCAAACCGATAACAAAGCTGGTGGCTCATTTATAATAGCACAAAGCGGTGGTGTATCATCTGATAACCCTAACGATCAACGCGCCCCGGGATTTGATTTAGATTTTTACATAGATGATCTAACAATACGGTCATGGATTACTGCCCCATCATCTGGATCAGAGGCTAACACCACAAAGATAGAGTTCACGATAAAGGAACCATATGGTTTCTCGTTTATGACAAGCTTGAAAAAAGCCGCCGATGCCGTAAGCTCTTATTCCAAGATAATCGGAATCGACACCATAGAGAATGCTACTCGCCAGATATTCATTCTTGGCGTTCGTTTCCAGGGGTATGATAAGGACGGAAAGGCGTTGTCCAGTAAGACCACGTTTAGTGATGACACGTTTACACACGGGGATTCGCAGGGCATTTTTGAACGCTTTATTGATATAGCCATAACCAAGATTGCTTTTAAGATAGATGGGATGGTAACTACTTATAGGTGTTCCGGAGTTACACTGCAGCCAGGCACTGCTTTTGGCACCAAGAGGGGCGCTATTACCGCTCCCGGTCAAATAGTTGCATCTACTCTTGCTGGTGCGTTAGGTGTCAAAGGCAACGCCGAAGAATCACACGCTGGAGTCCTGAGTCTTATGGATGTTCTTAAGGCAAACGAAAAGGCTAATGAAGCAAAACAAGGGACAACAAAAGGATTCGAGTCAAATACTTATGAGGTCACCTTTGTCGGAAATCCAACTCATGTAAGTGATCTTAGGAATGCCAAGATGTCGCATTCGTCTGCCATTGACATAATCAAAAACGCCCCGGCCAGCAACGTGTCTAAATCGTCAGACTCTACTGCTGCGACATCCACGGATATAAGCAAGAATTTGGTATCCATAAAATTTGACGCCGGCGAACCAATACTGAAAATAATTAGAAAACTTGTGATCAATAGTGATTATGCGAATAGGGCCCTCAATGTCATAAGTGCCACAGAGAAAGAAGCTGTTACCGGGCCATCATCTAAAAATCCTTCTCCTAAGGACATCAAATGGTATCATGTTAGTGCAGATGTTAGATACAAGAAATGGGATCCAGCAAGAAATGACTGGGTTCTTCACACCAATTATGTAATCGAACCGTATCTTACTCCCTCGATCACAAGTCCATACGTCAAGGTTTCTTCCGAGTCATATTATGGACCACACAAGAGATATGACTATTGGTTCTCCGGTGAAAATACCGAAATCATAAAGTTTGAGCAAGTGTTGGATAACTCATACTATATGACTGTTCTTGACACTGACATTGAAGTCTCACCTTCGGGGCCATCAGTTCAGCGCGGTCGTGCCAACGCCACTCAGGGCGCAGGAACTGGTGTTACTCAGGAAGCTAAAAATGACTTCTGGACTATAATCAAAGACCCTGCTTCATACACCAGAGCAAAAATCACAATACTTGGTGACCCTGATTTTCTGATGTCAGACTCAACTTCTGGTGTCGCTGAACTATATAACCTCTATTATGGGTCACAATCTACTGACTTCATAGTCAACCCCAACGGGAGTATGGTGTTTGTAGAAATAAATTTTAGTGAAGCGAAAGACTACAACAATGCCAGTGGCCTACTTGATATAAATCGTTCCATATCATTCTGGCAATATTCTCCTGAGATAATCGAGAAGTTACAACTGAAGGGTGTCGTTTACAAACTACTTCAAGTCGATTCGCGGTTTGTTGGTGGTAAATTTCAGCAAGACTTGCTTTGTACTATTCACACCTTTGATGACGCCACCACCCCTGCAACAAGAGAAGCTACTAAACCTACTGAGAATGCTGATGGTCGTGGTGTCAGCGCCCCGGCTGCGCCAGCAACTACCCGTACGGTTCCCAAACAAGAGATAAGTATTCCTGGCCTCAATCTCACTGGAGTTCCTGATGCTCCTTTGTATGCGAACCCTGAATCAAAAAATCGGAACTTTGATAATTCGGGCAACCCAATACTCAGGAAATAATATATGGCAACAGACGTTTTCTCACCCAATAAGACTAGCAAGGCGTATACTTCGTCGGCTGGCTCGGCCAACCCACGTAGCGTTCCTGTTCTTGGAATTGTCAAGAACAATGTAGACACCTATAGGACCGGACGATTAGAGGTGTGGCTACTAGATTCGATGAACAAAAATCCAAACGACAGTAATAGCTGGGTGACTGTTCGACAAATGAGTCCTTTTTATGGTCTGACACCTACTTCATCGGCAACCACTGGTGAAGGTGAATATACGAAAAACCCTAACTCATATGGTGTATGGACTAGTCCACCAGATATCGGCACTACTGTAGTGTGTATATTCATCGACGGGTCCATTGATCACGGGTTCTGCATAGGGTGCGTCATGCAACCAGACGCTCTACACATGGTTCCTGCCATTGGAGCCGCAGACAAGGTGACGCTAAACGAAGGCGAAGCAGCATCATTCGGTGGAGCTACTCGCCTACCGGTAACAAACCTCAACACCAACAACGTTGGTATCAGAGACTCGGAAAAGTTTTTAGACGCAACGAAACCAGTCCATACCTATGCAGCTGGCATCCTGTTCAAGCAAGGTCTGCTCCGTGATCCAATGCGCGGAACAATAGGAACATCATCCCAACGAGAATCCCCAAGTAGAGTGGGTTACGGCATCAGCACCCCAGGTAGGCCAATTTACGAAGGCGGCTTCACAGATCAGACGATTGAGAGTAGCCTCAAAGAATCACCTGAGAAGCTGAAAGTTGTCGGCCGGCGCGCCGGCCATAGCTTCGTCATGGACGATGGTGACATCCGCGGCTATGACCAACTGATTCGCCTCCGCACAGCCACTGGCCACCAGATCCTGATGAGCGATGACGGTGAGACCCTTCACATAATCCATGCCAACGGACAGAGTTGGGTTGAGCTAGGTAAAGAAGGAACGATAGACCTATATTCTACGAACAGCGTCAACATCCGAACACACGGTGATTTGAACCTACACGCAGACAACAACATCAACATCAACGCAGCAAAGACGCTGAATGTCGCCGCCGAGAAAATCAACATTAGTTCCGAGAAGGAAACGACACAACTTGTCGGCACCAACTTCAGTTTTTATGCCAAGGCAAACTACACCGTCAAGGTAGGATCTGGGATGAGCATGGCATCATCGGGTCAGGCAAGCTACGCCAGCTCAAGCACAACATACATCAACGGCGCCATTATCAACCTGAACACTGGCGCCGCAGGACTGACCCCGACAGAAGTGAAACCAATCCCAATCGTCGCCCACACTGACACCCTATATGATGCCACAGTAGGCTACGCAGCGGCCCCGGGCAAGCTTATGTCAATCACCAGTCGCGCCCCGGCACACGCACCATGGGCCTCAGCAGGTCTGGGTGTTGATGTCAAGGTCAGTCTGAGCGCATCTACGGAACTACCAGGCGCACCAAGCCCAGCAGTTCAGAACCTTAACGGAGCCGCAGAATGACCATACAAGTCACCTCGGCTATAGCAGCAACGGTGCCGACACCAACAGCAATCAGCAAGGCGCTTGACAGACCTATCACCTCGGCCCTGATCGGTCAGGTGTCAGCAATGGCAGCATCAACGACTCAGGGAGCCACAACCGTAGGCTATGGGGTCACGACAACGGCCCGTGGTCTGGTCCCAACTGTGGGCACTCTGGCGATGACACCCAAGGAAATGGAGACAGCAGGAATCATCAAGCCAGGTGCGTCAACTCTTGTCACGGCACTCGTTGCCAAAGGACTGCCACTACAAAAAGCACTCACACCAAACCTGTTCACCGGAGTAGCTGGCGCCGAGAGCCTGAAGTCACTTGCCGCAAACCCCATCGCCCAGGTGACAGCAGCCACAGGCAATCTTAGTGTAGCCCAGAAGGCCCTGACATCAGCAGGCGCCATCACAAGCAATCTCGCCGGAGTTGCCATCGCCGGCCTTGTTCTATCAGCGGCAAAGAACGGCGTCCCGGCAACCCTTGCGGCCCTGAAGAACGGTCTCTCTGGAATAGGTGACAAGCTCAACTCCATCAAGGATTCGATAGCCGGAGGCAACTTCGCCGCTAAGCTAGGTGCCGGACTGTCAAGCATCGCTGACAAAGTGAAGGGCGCAGCCGCAGGGGCATTCGCCGCAGTCACCAGCACATTCAAGGCCCTCAAGGCCCGTGTCCCACAGAACCTTACAGCCATTGCCAATGGTCAGGCATCAAGTACCACACCAACCACACCAGCCCCGTCGGCCTGGAAGACCGACCCTGATACCGGCCAGACTGTGAGAAACTATAGCGCCGAAGACGAGGCAAAAATGCGCGAAAGCTCAGCGAACATAAACGCAACGCTGTCAGCACCGTTCAAAACCGCAGGAAAATAAATGGAAAACGACACCTTCATCAACGTGGTCAATAACGCAGCCCCAACAAAAGTCCCGGGTCTCAGTGATATCACTACCGCTATCAAAGAGAAGCTAGGTGGAATGTCGGCCAGCCTGAATTCCCTGACTGGATCAGTAGGTGCGCTTGTAACCAAGGGCCTTGACGCATCAAAATTACAATCAGGCTTGACAGCACTGACAAATGCCGGCCTTGACCCGGCGGCACAGGCGAAATTGAAGGCGGCAATTGGTTCAATGGGCACCGGCATAAAACTACCTACAGCGGCTACAAACACGACAAATACATCCGAACAGAAGGCTGGCTTGTTCGCTCTTGCTGGTGCCAATGCGAAATTCGCGTTCCCCTCATCCGATAGCTTTCCGAAGCTTGGTGACGCCAAGATAAAAATGCCGACTGCTGAAGAAGCAAAGAAATATGACGACAACAAGGCTGCGATTGCAGCGGCGGAGGAAGCCTACTTCAAACAGCGCATCACCACTGGCAACGCCCAACAAAAATATGAAGAGGCGAAAAATACACTGCCACAAGGCGATCCGACTGTGGAATCACTCAAATCAGTCTGGCTGGCCGAAAACGAAAAGCTCATAGCCGCTGAAAAGACGCTAAAAGCTCGTCAGGCCAACGCATAAATACATTATGACTTCATATATCGGGTTCAGCACCATCAATACCAACAAACCACGATTCTCGGATCAGAACGAGGCGCGCAATGGCGGCCCAGGCGGAATCAAGACCCCGATTCTCGTTGGTAAAAAGTATCGCCTTACTGATGAACAGCTTGTCATTCAAGACTTCCTGAATGCGCTGAATATCCCACAGGGTCAAAAAGTGGGGAACCCAGGATATGGGACAACGCTATGGTCGTTTGTATTTGAACCGAATACCGCTGATGTTCAGTATCAACTTGAAACTGAAATCCGTAGAGTGGCATCACAAGACCCGCGGCTCATCGTCAATCTGGTAAAGGCATTCCCACAAGAATCCGGCATCTTGATTGAAGTTGAGTTAGCCATTGCCCCGTTCAACAACGCGCAAGTGATGAGTGTGTTCTTCAATAACGCAACTTCAACCGCTGTCATTCAATAAAGAGAAATACCATGGCTTCATCCACAAGACAATCAGCCTTATTTGGCACAAACGACTGGCAAGCAATTTATCAGACATTCAAGGAAGCTGATTTCAAAAGTTATGACTATGAAACTCTGCGTAAGAGCTTCATTGATTACCTGCGACTTCACTATCCGGAGACATTCAATGACTACATTGAAAGCTCGGAGTTCATTGCTCTACTTGATGTCATTGCGTTTATGGGACAGGGCCTGGCATTCAGAAACGATCTGAACACCCGCGAAAACTTCATTGACACCGCAGAACGCCGCGACTCTGTGGTGAAATTGGCAAATCTCGTCGGATACACTCCTAAGCGAAATCTCACCGGACAGGGCTATCTAAAGGTAGTCAGCATCAAGACGACACAGAACATCAACGACATCAATGGGTTCAACATGTCCAACTTGCCGGTCCTATGGAATGACCCGGCGAACATCAACTGGCTTGAACAATACAACACCGTGGTCAACGCAGCATTGGTCAACTCACAGCGCATCGGCAGACCAGGCAACAGCCAGTCAATCCTCGGTGTCAAGACAGATGAATATTCTCTGGTGATACCAACTACTAACCTGCCGGTGATTCCGTTCTCGGCTACAGTGAACGGCACCAACATGAACTTTGAACTAGTGTCATCAACTAGTATCAACCAAGCGTATGTTTACGAACTACCACCTGGACCAACGAGCAAGTTCAACCTGCTGTATCGCAACGACAAGCTTGGTTACGGCAGCCCAAACACCGGGTTCTTCTTCTACTTCAAACAGGGTTCCCTACAGACATACGACTTCAGCCTGGGCCAGCGCATCTCCAACCAAGTTATTGACATCAACATTCAGGGCGTAAATGATTCTGACACCTGGCTCTACCAGATTGATTCAAACACCGGTATCCCTGCACAATGGAAACAGGTAGAAAATATCTACGCCGATGCATATCTACAGAGTGAATCAAACTCCAGACAAATCTTCTCGGTGCTGTCCAGGTTCAACGATCAGGTCAGTTACTCATTCGGTGACGGTGTGTTCTCTGAGATTCCAGTCGGTAGCTTCCGCTCGTATGTTCGCACCGGAAACTCACAAACATACTCAATTGATCCGATGGAGATGCAAGGAATATCAGTGAGCATTCCGTATATAAGCCGCACTGGCAATACCGAAACACTGACCCTGGGTCTTGAACTGAAACTACCGGTGTCCAACGCTCAAGCCCGCGAGACATTGGCAAGCATCAAGCAACGCGCCCCAACTCGTTACTATACTCAAAATCGTATGGTGAATGGTGAGGACTATAACAACTTCCCATACACCCTTTATAGCTCAATCATCAAGAGCAAGGCTATCAACCGTTCCTCCGTTGGTGTGGCAAGAAATCTGGACCTGCTTGACCCTACAGGAAAATATTCCAGCACCAACTCATTCGCAGCAGACGGTGCCCTCTACCAAGACACAACACTGACGAACTCTCTGCTGACGATTACTAATACTGGTAGTATCATCAAGTTCCTCAATGACGACCTGGCATTCACACTGTCACGCTCACGCGCAGTTCAGCACTACCTACACAACTATGCCAGATACGACATAAATTCCACAACCGGTGACGGAGTTATTTACTGGCAGGGAAAAACTGTTGATGCCAACAGCCTCACCGGCTATATGTTCAAGACAGTCAGCACCATTGATATACCTATTCCAATCGGAACCTATTCATCGCACAACGCCAAATACATAACAACAGGGTCAATGATAAAGTTCAGCGCCCCACCAGGTCAATACTTCAACACTGACAACCGTTTGGTGTCTGGTATTCGCGGACCATCCGACCTACCATTCATCTGGACCTCTGTGTTGAATGTCAATGGTGACGGATACAACAACGGTCTTGGGGCATTCACAAATGGCCTTGGTCCGGTCACCCTCAGTGAGTTTGTTCCGACTGGAGCAATACTAACCCAAGTCATTCCGGCATTTGACAACTCCCTATCGACGGCAGTCATTCAAGAGTGCGTCATCAGAATGGAGCTTCAGCAGAGCTTCTCGTTGGTGTTTGATAACTCACTGACTATAGCAGAGGACCGCTGGGCAGTCAGTTCCTACACAGATTCAAAATATTTTGTCAGGCTACAGGCCCTCGGCAACAACCGTTACTCCATCACATATCGTGCCCTGGCATACTATTTTGCGTCAGTAGCAGACACAAGATTCTCCTACGAGTCAGCAAAGTTGGTGTATGATCCATCGTCTGGAAAGCAGTTGCAGGATTATGTTAGTGTGTTGGCATCCAACACTCGCCCAGGCTCAAATGTTCCGTTGGTCACCGATATCACGATGAATGTCATCGGTCAAAATGTTGAATCCGATGGATACATCAACACATTTGAGGCTGAGGTTACCAGTATCAATGTCAATAACCGTAGCATGATTACCAACCCTGATTTCTTCAATGTCATCACCGGGTATGTTGACGGAGCAGCTAACAAAAACATTTATGCCTTCTTTGAACTCGTGGAGGACGCCATTCATCTGTCTCGTAAGCAATTGATCCCTACATCAACCGTTGATTATCTATACGAGACAAAAACACAGATTGAACTGGTGAAATACGAATACAAAGAAGGTCAGATTTTCTACGCGACAGCAGAGAACAAATTCTACAAGACCGTCCAGGATACAACAGTAACGACACCATATTTCATACTGACCGAACAAGCAAACTACTATATGAAGCCGGGCCGTCAAGGACTACGCTTCCAATATCGTCATAACTCAAACAACACAGCCCGCATCGACCCGGCGACCACGAACATCATTGACCTGTATATCGTTACCCAGCCATACTACACCGCCTACCGTAACTGGATTCAAGACACAACCAACACCGTTGCCCAACCAGATATGCCCACGATCAATGAGCTGAATCAGGCATACAGCAACATCAATAACTATAAGATGATGAGCGACAGTGTGATTCTGAATAGCGTGGTATTCAAGCCGTTGTTTGGTTCTAAAGCCGCGCCGGCTCTGCAAGCAACGATCAAGGTTATCAAGACACAGGGTACAAACGCCAGCGACAGTGAAATACGCTCAGCTACCCTCGCGGCGATGAACTCGTATTTTGACATCAACAACTGGGGCTTCGGTGATGTGTTTTACTTCTCCGAGCTAAGCGCCTATCTACATACGACACTGGCCAGCCTGGTCAACTCCGTAGTACTGGTGCCAAATGACCCAACGATGAGCTTCGGTGACATGTATGAGATACGCTCCACACCGTATGAAATATTCGTCAACGCTGCGACAGCCGCCGACATAACGGTTATCACCTCGTTGACATCTGCCCAACTTCAGATACGATAGATGATTTTGGGGGTTATTTTGTATGATAAATACAATATAACGAGACTACTTACATGGCCCCAAGAATCAGAACCCTTACATTTTTGCCGGAAATCTTCAAGACCGAGACAAACACTCAGTTTTTACAAGCAACACTGGACCAGCTAACTGCCCAGCCTAATCTTGAGCGAATTGAGGGATATGTCGGTAGTAAGTTCGGGTATGGCGTTGACGCCACTAAGAACTATGTCCTTGAGAGCACCAAGCCGCGGACCGATTATCAGCTGGCCCCGGCAGTGGTATTCACCAAGACGAACAACAGCACTGCCCAAGACTTCATCAGCTACCCTGGTATTATTGATGCTCTGAAGGCCGAAGGCGGAGTCACAAACGATCATTCTCGCCTGTTCGGCAGTCAAATATATTCCTGGGACTCGTTTGCTGACCTTGACAAGATCACAAACTTCAACCAATACTACTGGTTACCTGAAGGACCCGAAGCCGTTACTATTGCCTCGTCAATCGTGTATAGCCAGGCTGCGTATGAAGTTACCGACGAAGTTACGAGCTACGCCATCACTGTAGATGGTCAGGCAACTCCGGTAAATAATCCTAACATTACGCTGATGCGCGGTGGATCGTACACATTCAAGGTGTCGCAGGGCTCGCCGTTCTGGATTCAAGGCTCACCTGGTCTTACTGGGTACAGCGCCACACAGACAAACCTACAGACCCGTGATGTCGTCGGGGTCACAAACAACGGCGCGTCCACCGGTGAAATCACCTTTGATGTGCCAAGCAATACAGCGCAAAGCGAGTACACTTCACTGCCAAATCTCACTTCGAACCCATCGTTTACTGACTTCATTCTTGACTTTGTAAGCACAACACCATTTGCTGATATAGACGGAAAATTAGTAAGTGAGTTTGTTAATGGTATCGACGGGGTTACCTCGATCAATGAAATGAACATCATGTTCTATGGTACCGCTGATCACAAACTCAATTTTTATACGGTTCAGTATGACATAACGAGTCCTGGGTCGTATACCGACCCTGTTATTAGACTGATAGCAGGGGCACTTATTCCAGAAAATTATAGAATTACCGCTGCTTCAGGTCTTGAGTATTCCAATCGCTCCTTCGTCAAGAAACCATCTGCTGATGTGACACTGATTCCATATCTCAGCACAATCCTTGATACGCTATACTACCAAGACGGCACTTCACCGAGTAAAGTTGGTATCATCAAAATCATTGATAGTAACAGTACCCATCAATTGGACATCACTGATATCATCGGTCAGAAAGCATACACCTCTGTCAATGGTGTGACATTTACAAACGGGTTGAAAGTCACCTTCGTGGGTGATGTGTATCCATTGGAATACAAAAACACACCGTTTTATGTCGAGGGTGTTGGTACTGCAATTGAACTACTACCAGTAACAGACTTCGTTGCCCCTGAATTATTCACCAGCGCATCATACATACCATTTGACACGCAGGCATTTGACATTGGCAACTTTGACAGTAGCCTATATATCCCGTTGACACCTGACTACTTCACCATTGCCAGAAATGCCTCAAGCAAGAATGCATGGTCCAGAAGTAATCGTTGGTTCCACGTGGATGTCATAAATGCGACTGCCACTCACAACAACAAACCAGAGCTTGCCACACTATACACAACAACTGCGAACAAAGCAAAGCGCCCAATTATTGAATTTTATCCGAATATTCGGTTGTTCAATTCCGGTGTCGTCGGTAAGAACCCAGTGGACTTCATTGACTTCCGTAGCACAGATGCCTTTGCTGATTGTGCTGGAAAGACACGCTATCATCCTGATGTGGCATCGTTCACCGACTCGACGGCAGTGATTGCCGCCGCAACCACAACCACAACAACCACAATAAACCTATCCACTTCTGTGATCACGGGTTCACTAGTAGTGGGGCAGTCTGTTGCTGACGCTGCTAATGTACTTCCATCATCCGCAGTGATATCTGCGCTTACTACTGTGACCTCCGCCGGATTTACAAGAATCACCGGTGCTACCGTAACCTGGTCCGGCGACCACACCATTAGCACAACGACAACCTCTATAGTGACAACGCCCGACAGTGCCAACAACTACGAGTTATTTGATGGCGCCCGCATCATCTTCGCAGCAGATACAAACGCCGGTGTCAGAAACAAGATTTACCAGGCTAGACTGTCTGTGACGACACCAGGTCAACAATTCATCACCCTGACTGAAACAAACGACAGTGTTGTCAACGAAGATGATCAGACATTTGTGTATCGCGGATACCAATACGCCGGAAAAGATGTTCATTATCTTGGTGGCTACTGGTCAGACGCTCAGCAAAAGTCAATGATAAATCAAGCACCACTGTTTGATGTTTTTGATGACAACGGGATAAGCTTTGGTGATACGTCGGTATATGCTGGCTCATCGTTCAAGGGCACGAAACTATTCGCCTATGGCATCGGCAGCGGCACTGATGACTCGGTGCTTGGGTTCCCACTGCGCTATGGCTCGGTCAACAACATCGGTGATATCAGCTTTGACATCTCACTAAACATAGACACCTTCTCTCATGTTGTGAACTCACTTCCAGTCACGCAGAAGGTGAACACCGGATTCGTCCATCATTCTCACTTGGGAATGGGTACGATAGAGCGTCATATTGGATGGCAGTCGGCAATCGCCAGAAGCGAACAGTATCAAATATTTGACTTCCCATATTATGCCGCACTTCCTAAAGTCATGGTATGTGATGTTGCAGCTAAATCTGCTTCAGTAAGCAAGTGGCCCACAGTCAAGGTGTATATGAACAATGTGTTGATGAACAGCACCGAATACACACTGACCATCGGCACTTCAACGACCACAGTGACTTTGCTCGGAACCATCACCACCGATACAGCTATTCTAGTGGCGGTGTTGAGCGATCAGGTCAGTGCCGTAGCATACTATGACATCCCTACCAACTTCAACAGCAATCCATTGAACGCTGAAATGCAGGTGGCAAATGTCGGAGACATCCGCCGTCATTATCAGTCAATATTCCATAACTCCCCTGACATGACAGGCGACTTGTTCGGGTCCAATAACTACCGTGATCTACCGAACCAAATACCATATGGAACGAGCATCATCCAAAACAGTGCGTCATTGGTGTTGCCTGGAATATTCCTTAGAAAGAAAAATCATAATCTGTTCAACGCTCTGTTGTTCAACAGCAGAGAATACCTGACATTCAAATCTCTGTTGACTAACACCGTTGCCAATAGCGATTACACTGTGTCATTGACACCGTCAGATATGCTTGATGATGCGATGATTCAAATCACCGCTGCTAAATCCGATACTGGGTCATTCTTCTGGAGCGATATGCTACCGTCCAAGGCGGCATTCATCTCTCATAGCTACTTCTTCGCAAACTCAATGGACACCAGCGTGTTCCCACTGAGTAGAATATACGATTACACCACGGCGAATTACCATGGGGTGTTGGTATATCTGACCAGAAAAATAGCAGGACGAGTCCGAACCATACAGCTTGTCCGAGACATAGATTACACCATTGAAACGAGCCTGCCTAATGTAACTGTCACACGCGATCTGGCACCAGGTGATAAGATCACAGTCAAGGAATTCAACCAGACATACGGCAGTTATGTGCCGAACACGCCTACTAAGATGGGAATGTATCCAGCCTCAGTACCAGGTGTTGTGCTTGACGATACCTTCATGACTCCGACATATTTTATCCGCGGTCATGATGGTTCCCTCACGAAACTATACGGTGATTACGATTCAGTAAACAACCTGCTTGTTGACTTCAGAGACCAGGTTCTACTAGAGTTTGAAAATCGCATTTACAACAACCTCAAAATTTCAGCCGTTCTTCCTATTAGTGAAATGGATGTGATGCCTGGTTTCTTCCGTGATACTCCATTCAGTTACGATGAAATGATCGAGGTTTACTCCCCGGCATTTCTGAACTGGGTTGGTCAAAACAGAATTGATTACAAATCGCAAGTTTACTCTGTGACCGATGAGTTCACCTACAACTATTACCAGACAAAAACTAAAGCTGGTAATGTCACAATGACTCCAGGGTACTGGAGAGGTGTATATACATATCTCTATGACACCTGCAACCCACACACAGCACCATGGGAAATGCTTGGTCACCGAGACATGCCATCATGGTGGACCGCACACTATGGAGCAGCCCCATATACCAGTGACAACTTGGTAATGTGGACTGATCTGGCAAACGGACTCGACTGGAACAACGGCGATCCTGTGACGATCACTTCGGCTATTCGCCCAACGCTCCTCAGTATGCTCCCTGTTGATTCCAGTGGCAACCTGTTATCCCCCGCTGCCTCAATGGTCGGCAACAGCATCAATGCCAGTTACAACCGTGCCTGGAAAGTCGGCGACATGGGCCCTGCAGAGGCAGCATATCGTCGCAGCAGTTCATGGCCATTCGATCTGATGCGTATATTCGCCCTGACACAACCTGCGCAGTTCTTCAATCTTGGTATTGATCTGGACACCTACAAATACTCAGCAGAATTCGATCAGAACCTGGTGAACAATCGTAGTCACCTTGTGTTTGGTAAGATTCAGGTATATGGTTCTGGCTTACCAAAGACAAGCTACCTCAACTGGATAGTAGATTACGAAAAACAAATGGGTATTGATGCGACAACAAGCGTTTCCGAATCACTGAGAAATATTGATGTTCGCTTGGTCTACCGCCTCGCAGGCTTCAGTGACAAAAACATGCTGAAGTTCTATGTTGAAAAGGGAACACCAAATAACAAGAACAGTTCGTTGCTAATTCCAGATGACAGCTTCAATGTGTTGCTGTATGATAACCAATCGTTCAACCAAATAACATACAGTGGTGTCGTCATTCAAATCACCACCACCGGATTCAAGGTGTATGGTAATTCTCAGGCGTATGCTTACTTCAAGACGCTGACACCAAAAATCAATGGAAACTACGATAAAGTTACGATTGAAAACATCAGCGTACAGCTAGCCAACGACTATTTCTCTTCGGAGATGCTTGTGCCGTATGGCACCGAATTCGCCAGTGTTCAGGAAGTATGCCAGTTCCTTGAGAACTATGGCCGTTATCTCGTTCAACAGGGCTGTAAGTTTGACCTCATTGAAAACGGTCTTGAGATTACATGGCGCCAAATGGTCGCTGAGTTCGTGTATTGGGTTCAACAAGGGTGGGAAGTTGGGTCTCTCGTAAATATCAACCCGGCCGCAACGAAATTGACCATTGACAAAGACAGCAATATCGTCCAGCCGCTCACCCTACAACAACAAAACTTTGTGCTGAATCAGGACCTGTATCCGATCCAAGCGTCTGATCTTGTTGTCACTCGTAATAGCACCCTATTCTCAGTTAGCCCGCTGCGCCAAGGTGACACCATTAGTTATGGCGTGTTCAACGTCAGTGCTATAGAACACGGAGTCGTGTTTGATAATGTCACTGTGTTTGATGATGTGATTTACAACCTGTCAACAGGTCTGAGACAGTCACGCATCATCCTCAAAGGAACAAAAACCGCCGCTTGGGATGGGTCTGTTGATGCCCAAGGCTTCATACTGAATCAGGATAACATACTGGACTGGGATTCTAATACCAAGTACACCACTGGTTCTATTGTCAAGTACAAGAACAAATACTGGATCGCCACCAAGATCATCCAAGCAGCATTGACATTCGAGGATACATCCTGGAAACAGACTGACTACAACACCATTCAGAAGGGCTTGCTGCCTAATCCAAGCACACGCTCATACGAGAGTATCCTGTATTATGATGCGAACAAAGCAAATCTGGAGAACGATGCCGACCTGTTGAGCTTCTCTCTAATCGGTTATCGCCCGCGCGAATATCTGAACATCGCTGACTTGTCGGATGTTACTCAGTTGAATGTATATCGGAATCTGATCAAGAACAAGGGAACTGCCATTGCAGCAAACACCTTCAAGGGTTCTACACTCTCACAAGACACCATTGACTATGACATATATGAGAACTGGGCCATAAAGACATCATCGTTTGGTGGCGTAATGAACAGCAACTTCATTGATGTTCGGTTGAATGAGTCGCTGATGACTGGAAAACCGTCGATCATCGGGCTTACAAACGGTAGCGTAATAGCAGGAACTGAACAAGCAGTGCCAATCCAATCACTGTATAACTACGGTAGAGTGGTCACTGATGTGAATGTGCTGCCAACACTACAGGGCTTGTCACATACCGCTATTCTGCCAGACGCTGGATATGTCAACTTTGATGATGTGAAAATGTCATCATATTACTATTCGGGAATGTCCGTAGCCAAAGACGCCGCAGGAACCGTTATCCCGTTGTCGCAACTTTATGTTCGTGATTATGTCTGGTTGGCAAATCATCTTGGCACATGGCAGGTCTACACTCCGGTATCGCTTGGTCAAATTACTACTGCGAAAAATAATCTGAACGGCACAGCGACAATCACTTTTGCTAAGGCACATTCGCTGGCAAAATATCAACCATTCGCCATTGTCGGCCTCTCCAATGTCGTTGACGGTTATCACACCGTGGCAACGATCATCGACGGTTATCGTCTGACTATCAATCTGAATCTGCCATCAACGATCACTTCAGTCACTGGTGTGGCGGTTGGTTTTGCGTTCCAAAAACAGCGCGTTGATACGCCGGCAAACATCGGTGATCTTCCGTTGGCAGAAGCCGAGTTCATCAAGAATAAGGTGTGGGTTGATGAAGGAATTGACGGTAACTGGGCAGTCTATCGTAAGAGCATCAATTATCTGCACGAATCATCAATGACGATTGATGCCACCGGTCAATCATATGGCAGTGCTGTCGCATATACTACCAGAGGCGGCTACCTAATTGGCAATTCCGTCGCAAAAACGATCCAGCGCTACACATTCAATCCACTTGATAACACTTATGGACTGACTGAAACTATCACTGGTACCGACGGCTTTGGTAAAATCATTGCTCACGCTGATAACAGGTTTGTTGTCGCATCTGATGCCACTGTGACGGTATACGAGCTTGAAGTCTCGCAACTGGTCAACAGTCTAACACCAATACAAACGATTGCGTCCGCTGGTGTCACCAGCATTGCCCTGTCGGGTGATACGAATTGGTTATACTTGGCTAACGCCACCGGCATCACGCTGTATCACTTCAATGGGACCACATACATATCGTCAACAGTGTTGTCAACACTCGCTGGTCAGGCATACGGAAAGTCAATCACCACTAACTACTATGGTGACATGCTCGTTGTTGGCGCGCCATATAAGGCAAACGGATCATTCGCACAGTGCGGTGCTGTATATGTCTACAGCAGATTTGAACAACGCCACGAGGTACTCTACGGATACACTTCGTATGATGTCCTTCTGGCTGCTACACAAGGCACCGATGCCACTCTCGTTGATGTCTATGTCAACGGCACAGAAATATCTACCTATACTCTGGCAGCAGGTAAGGTTACTATTACATCGTCGGTGACTGCCGGCGATATTGTTCGTGTAAGCGGCAACTCTCTTGTACTGGTTCAGGAATTTGCTTCCCTTGAGGCTGCTCACACCGGAGTACAATTCGGTAATTGTGTCACCGCAAATCAATCCGGAAACGAAATTCTCGTTGGTGCTCCGTTTGAACTTGTGACACAAACAAGTGAAGGTGCCGTATACAGATTTACGGATGGTGGTGCTGACTACGGAACAATCATCGGCACCACAGCAGCAAATGTACTGACTCAGGGTACTCTATTGATCAATGGTTATGCCGTTACGATCCCAGTTGGTAACGCCACGGCGGCAGCGACAGCAATCAACTTTGCCAAGATCACTAATGTTCAGGCAGTAGCCGACTCCGGTATACTCACAATAGGACTGATCAATCTGGCTCTGGCGCAAGCAACAGACAAGCTCACGCTAACAGCCACAACCACTGCGCTCATTCAAGAACTGGGAATACAGGTTTATACACCGACACAGACCATTACCAATATCCATTCATCTGGTGCCACTCAGTTCGGCTCGCTGGTCAAGTTCAACGATGCTGATTCTATAGTCATATCGGCTCCATCGTCTACCAGATTCTCAGGCACAATGTTTGACTTCACAGACGATGAACACGACAACGACACCGTGTTTGATAACAACACCACTCGTTTTGTGGATGAATTCAAGAACGCCGGCAGTATGTATATGTATGATTACCTAGGTGTTTACAACGAGACCCTTTCTAAGCCAGGGAAATTCGTGTACGCTCAGAGTGTCAATGATATTGGCGCTTCCTACGGTCTACAACCAATGTATGGCTACTCCGTTGACTTTCATGATAACCGTGTTGTCGTGGGTACTCCGGGACAGCTAAATGGCACAGTGACAACCTATGTGAACGCCACTGGGGTTCGTGACTGGTCTATATTCCGCGCACCAAGTGCCATTGTAGATATCAACCGCATTCAGGACATTCAGTTATACAGCGCAGAAACAAATACCACACTGGATCATCTGGACTTCATTGATCCATTACAAGGCAAGATCCTTGGCGCTGCCCGTGAAAATATTGATGTTGTGTCTAACATAGACCCAGCAGGATACACAACCGGAGTCAAGGGAAACATGGTGTGGGGGAATATGAATGTCGGTCAAACATGGTTTGACACCTCAACGACACTCTTTGTCAACTACCACCAAGACGACCTCGTTTACAACAGCAAACACTGGGGAACCGTGTTCCCAGGTAGCGATGTCGCCGTATACACATGGGTCTCAAGTTCAACACCCCCGGCATCTTACCAAGGCCCAGGCACTCCGTATGATGTCACCAAGTATTCTATTGACTATGTAGTATCAGCAACAGGAACGCTTGTGCCATTCTATTGCTTCTGGGCACGAAATACCAATGTTGTATATACAAAAGCAGGCAAAACATTGTCTGATTCAAACGTCCAATCGTACATCGCATCCCCGCTAAACTCGGGCGTGTCTTACTTTGCCCCATTGCTACCGAGCGCATTCGCCCTTTATAACTCGGCTGAAAATATCAACCATACTGATTCTATCCTTCACGTTGGTTATGCCAACGGTGTGTCTGATGATGTGTCACATTCCCTACACGATCTGATTCGCACCGGGAACAAAGAAGACTTCCTTCCAGGTCTGCCATCTGAGTCAACAAATCATGTCCCTGAATCATTGTATGATCGGTTACTTGATAGTCTCTGTGGTGTAGATACATTCGGGGCAGTCGTTCCTAACCCGTATCTGCCTAAGCCTGTACAATATGGCATATTGGCACGACCTAACCAGAGTATGTTCATTGACCGCTTCGGCGCCCTCAAGAACTATCTGATGTATGCCAACGCAGTGATGCTACAATATCCAATAGCAGAAACGAAACAACCGTCGATGCTTATGGCATCCGGACCATTCTACGACACAACCAAATACTGGAGTTATGTGGATTGGTGGGCAACTGGTTATAGCAGCGCAACAAAAGCAATCGTTCAAGTGGCGCAATACGCCGACCTCAGTCCGCTTGCTGCGTACCCGGGGCTAGTAGCTCAGGTGGCATCAAATGGTGATGGTAAATGGGAAACATACATTTACGATACGGCATGGACTCGAATCGGCCTCCAATCAGGCACGATTGAGTTTAGCAGCCTGTTGTGGGATTATGCCGCAGGCGGGTTTGGCTTCTCAAATAACTTCTTTGATACCACCCCATTCTCGGAATTCCCATCTGAAGAAACACGGCAGATTGTTCGCTCACTCACTGAAGAAATCTACATTGAGGAACTTGCGATACATCGTAACAAGAGCTTGATTCTGTTGTTTGAATACATACAGAACGAAACTACCGGAGCCAACAACTATCTTCCATGGCTGAACAAGACATCGTTTGTTGATGTCAGTCACACCATCCGTGAATTGAAACCAAGCAAGGTGTTCCAGTCAGACAACAATGAGTTCCTTGAAGGTTATCTCAATGAAGTGAAACCATACCATGTGGTTATCAAAGAGTTCCTGTTCAAGTACACGAACCTGGATACCTTCACTGGTGTCATGACCGACTTTGATTTGCCGGCGACATTTGATGCCACTATAGAAAAATTCGTGTCTCCTGCTCTGGTGAACACACTCACCGGAGAGACAAACGAATACCTTGCGACCGATCCAATCTGGACCACCACTCCATACTCTTCCTGGTATGCTGAACACGGGCTGAGCCTCACTGGTCTCCCAGACCAATCACTGACTACCCTGTCATCCTATATCGCCCTGAACAGCGCAGCATTCTCCGTGGATAACGCCTATGGCTTCCCGACATCAGGCATCATCAAGGTAGATGACGAGCATATCGGTTATTCAGTGGTTGATCGCAACGCCAGCACCCTCTCCGGTCTGTCCCGCGGAGCCAATGGCACCACAGTCACCACTCACGTCCCAGGCACCGCAGTGATCATGGACCTTCCACCAGTCATCCTGCTTGACGGCGGCCGCGAATACGTTGAGCCACCGAAGATCATCGCCTATCTGGATCCGTCAACCCACGCAGCACCATTGCGCCCTGCAGTGCTACAGGCTGTGATGAACCTAGACCAGATCCTACGCATCGACGTAATAGACCCGGGCCTTGGCTATGATGCCCTACCTGAGATTTTGATCGACCCGGCAAAGACGGCAGTCATCCCAAGCTCCAGTACAAACACCAACATCGTGTCAAGCAACATCACCATGACAGTGCCATGGTTCGTGACCGGCGACATGGTCCGCTACGAAACAGGTGCCGGCACAACAGCCATTGGCGGCCTCGTCTCCGGTCAATACTACTACGTAGGCGTTCTTGAAACGACACCTAAGCTTGTCTTGGCGCTATACAGCCGATACGCTGATGCCGTGAATAACCTCCGTCGTGTGTCACTGACGACTCTTGGCACCGGTCCAGAACACCTATTCCATCTAACGGCCCGTGCCATTGCTGTCGCCACAGCAGAACCGATTCGTGAAAATCGCATGACGTTGCGTTTTGACAGAAGCACCTACAAATCTCACATCCAGGATTGGACCTCTGGCGGGCTGTACGGTTCATTCTTCGCAGGAACAATGAACAACTCGGTGACCATCTCAAGTTCGTCGATATCCATGGAGAGCAGCCAGCCCTCGATTGACAACGTCCTGTCAAGCGGAGCAGGTGTCACGTTTGAAATCGTCAGTTCAACCTCGACAAACGACCTCACATGGTCGTCACGCACAAGAATATTGACTGCCACGACATCAGCAGGCATCGTCACCATTGCGAACGCCCCCGGCGGCCCAGCAGGCTCCCCTGATGTGCTTCGTCCATGGGGACCAGGTGATGTCGGCCCAATGGTTGGCTTCTACGTTGGAATGCCGATCAAGTTCAATGGTGGCATATTCGGCGGCATCGTCCCAGAAACGATCTACTATGTCGGCACCATGCTGACAGCTACAACATTCACCCTATGGACAACGCCAACGGGTGGAATACCGACCCTGACAGACACTGCCACTGGTGTTGCACCATGTTCGTTGTTCGTCGGCGAACTGACCAACACAGCGGTTGTCACCATTGACTACCCGGGTATCCTGCAAGTCACTGCGACCACATCAACCACTAACGCGATCACCGTGCCGATGACACTCAGCGGACAAGGCGGCACAAAATATTTCTATGTCGGCCTGCCGGTCTATTTCACCGGACCAACATTCGGTGGTATCGTGGAGAACGAGCAATACCATGTTACTACCATCATTGACCGAGAGCACTTCACCCTATCAAAAACGGATGGCCCATTGACACTGCCTATCATCAGCACCACAGATGCCGGCGACTTGATCAACCTCGCGGACCTTCACACGACCTACGGCCTGTTCGTAGACGACCGCGTGATATTCACAGACATGCGAGTGAACGCCCCTGACATGATCACCGGCGTTCAGTATACAATCAGAACCCTTGGCAACACTGACTATACCCTCTACGGGGCAGAAATCAACGAAGTCGGACTGACATTCACCGCTACTTCCGCACCAGCAACCGTAACCGCAGGAAGCTTTGTTATAGGAACGCAGTACCGAATCAAAGCTATAGGGAACACCGACTTTACTCTCATTGGCGCATCCGCCAATGAAATCGGGCTTGTATTTGCTGCCACCGGAGTGGGTACTGGCACCGGTACTGCGTATGGTACTGGAACGGTCAATACGAAGAACCTAGGCGGTCTCATTGCAGGTACAACATACTACATCAGTAAGCTTGAGACCGGCGGAACATCGTTGACTGTATCAACAGCCCCGGGCATCACTCCGCTAGCTCTGACTACAGCAGTTGGTACTGCCAACATGACAAGTCAGCAAAAGACTGAGCCATTGACAACTTCAGTTGGATCAATGACACTAAACGTTGGTCTCCCTGTACACCCAGGACAGATCGACGGTCAACAGTTTACGTTCTACTCAACTTCTGGGCAGTTCGCACAACCAGTATGGACGCTCACAAAGCAAATCTCCCTGAACATCACAGGGGCCGTAGCAAACAGTGTTCCAGGTGGCAACTATCTCTCCATAAGCAACCCTCCATATGAGTTTGCTGAGATGTATGTGAAGATGCCAGCCAAGACACCGATATCAATGCCAGCAACTTACTCCGGAGTTCTAGCTGCTAATACCACATACTACGTGAATGAAATCGGTAGCACCCACGCATTTATACTGAGTACTAACTCGTCTGACGTTCATACGAATTCGGCTATATCTAGCATTGTCTCTGGCTCGGACAGGTTAGTAACAGTTACATGCGCAACTCATACTTTTGTAAGTGGAGACTTTGTAACCATATCCGGTGTCACAGGAGAAACCCGATATAATGGGTCATTTACGATTATAGTATTAGACGCAAACACATTTACCTACACTGTAGTTGGTATGGGGGCACCAGCGGCTGTAATCAATAAGGGAAGTGCCGCTAGACACTGGATAGTTCTCGATGACGCAACCGGGTTCTATCCAAATATGAGTGTGACCCTCACGGGCGCCATCATTAGCCCTAGCTACTTCAATGGCACGACATGGGTTCAGAGTATCGCGGTCAATACGGTATATTACATAAAGACTGTTGATCACACCAATAACCGAATCACTCTAGGTGTGCTCCCGGACGCTGGAATAGCAATCCCAGTGGCCGACGCTGTTTCCCCGAATGCCACATCGCTTCAAATCTCCGGTACGCCATGGATCAGAATATCCGACACCGTTGGTGGGGCCGTGAAGGTGTTGTCTGCTTCTACCGCAGCGTACAACGACATCACCCTGCTCCAGACACCAGACACCCCGGCGCCAATCTTTGATGTGAGTTACAAGCTAGGCGGATACCGCGCTGTCATCCGTGAAGCTGGCAATGGCTGGGCCATTGGCAATCAAGTGACGATCCTCGGCTCTGCCCTCGGCGGAACATCCCCGGCGAACGACATGGTCATCACGATCAACGAAGTAAGCGCCCTTGGTGAGATCCTGTCATTGATCATCACAGGCGACCCCGCAGACATCACTGCGAAATACTACCTCAAGGTCATCTCTATGACCGAGTGTGAGGTGTATTCTGATCCACTGCTATCAATCCCAGTCAACAAGACTGCGTTTGAGGTGTTTCATGGCATCAAATCAACGACGATCACTGCCACAACAGTAACCACAAATGTGCTGACGGCAGTAAGTGTGGCAGACTTCAGCATCAATGATTCGGTTGTGTTCACGGGCACAACATTCGGTGGTATTGAATCTGGACGCACCTACTACATCAAGGCAACATCACCGTTGACCCTATCAAATATCGTCGGTGGAACTACAGTGACGCTCTCGTCCGCCACAGGAACCATGACGATGGCTAAGGCAGGTGACTTCGTGTTGTTGCCAGAACCGTTCTACTTCCAACAGTCTCTGGTGAAATACAATCACAAGGTGTATCAATGTATCATAAGCAACAACGATGCCGAGTTCATCTTCGGTAAGTGGGAGCTACTTGATTCTGGCAACCGCCGCCTGAATGCGCTGGACCGTATCAATGGCTATTACGAGCCAACTGTCAATATGCCTGGCAATGACATCACTCAACTACTGGATGGTGTCGAGTATCCGAACAGCATCTACAAAGGCAATGCGTTCAAGCCAGAAGATCAGTTTGATCTTGATGTGTTGCTCAGCGACAAGCCATTCTACCCGACAGAAGTGACTACCACATCTGTTCTGTGGAACGGAACGACCTACATCGCCACAGCCAACACACCTACATATTCTGCCATTATCAACAGCACTGATGCTGTTCTGTGGAATCAAGATATCAAATCCGGTCAGCCACTTGGAATGACAGACATTGTATTCTCTGGTGATCTGTATGTCGCAACAACTACAAACTTGGCTATGCCAATACTTACGAGTGTTGATGGTCTGAATTGGAGTGCAACCGGTGTCTACACACCGTGGGGCGCCACACAACCATTCACCCCTGTCAGCCTAAGCGCATCAGGAGCAAGAATGTATAGTGTCACCTGGCACGACGGACTGTTCGTTGCAGTCGGTGATGTGATCATGACCAGTACCGACGGAATACATTGGAACGAGACATACAAGTTCTGGGACAACGGACTTGAAAACGTGTTGCTATCAGTACAACACACGACGATTACCACTACTGTAACCATTGATCAGTTCATTGCTGTGGGTTACGGTGCTGGAACTGGCGCCATCATTGGACAACGCATTGGTATCATGCTCACAAGCTTAGATGGTCAAACATGGCTTCCATCTCCAATGGCATCAACAACCGGATTAGCTGGTATAGCAGCAAGCGGCACGACTAACGTGGTAGTTGGAAACGACAATGCCATATATTGGTACGAACCGGGTAGCAACTGGACATTAGTAGCTGGACTGACAGGAGACTTCACCGACGTTATATACACTGGTAGTCTGTTTGTGGCTATCGGAGACTCCGGGGTCATTTATACATCATCCAACGGTAAAGCATGGACTGTAAGAACGTCAGTTGTAACTACTAAACTGAATGGTATCGCGTACAACTCTGTATCATCGGAATACGTGATCGTTGGTGAGGGGAATACAATACTCAAGTCTGCTGATGCTATCACATGGACCAACTCATCGTTGTTCGCGCTTGATGAGTCAACGTATACTGTCCAAGGTGACCCATTCACAACTGGCTTCGGTCCAGAAGAGTTGGTACCGGGCGTTATTCAAGATCAACTGGCACTATGGGTTACTACACGACCAGGAACAAACTGGCCGGTCACCCTACACGGACACACCGGATACAACGTGGTGTCCATCGAGAGCGTGTCACCGATGGCCAACACACTCGTTCATAGTTTTGACGGTGTCACCTCAACACCGGCGAGCGTGGCGGTGTCTGTGTTTGACTCCACTGGTCTCACAACAACACTACACACAACAGCCGACTACACCGTTGATTGGTTGATGAAGACCATTACAGTCGTTCCAGCTTATGCCGGAGCCACACTGCGGATTGACGTGTATGAGGTTGGCAACGGTGATCAGCTGGTGAAATCAAACTCACATTGCGACCCAATCCATTTCAACCCGACAACAGGGTTTCATCAGATCACATTGAACTGTCAATTCTCCGAGACGATATTCAACGGATCCGGTATCATACAACCGGGTACTGCAACCGTCAATATTGATGTACTGTCAACCTCGTCAGTAGACAACACAATACAAATGGCCACTACTGGCTTCGACTCGCTCCAACTGAATATGCCAATCACGTTCGTTCGTGGAACAAGCGCATCCACAGCAATCGGTGGTCTGACTCTGAATACACGCTACTTCATCAAGCACATAAGCGCAAGCACCTACAAAATCACTGTGTCGGCCTCACAAACAGCCCGCGGCGCCGCAGGCCCTGTAGTTACCCTGACAAATGGTACTGTGACATTACCGAACCAAGTGCTATTGAACCTTGCAGGCGGTGTCAACTGGACCTGGTCCCCGCCAATGGTACTTCACAATGGCACCCCAATGACTCCGGGTTATAAATGTACTGTTATGAGCACCTCGGCGTCTTACACTCGTCCAACCACCGAAGTAGAAACTAACATTGTCATGTGTGACACCACAACCGGATTCAATCCAGGTGACAGAATACACTTCGGTGAAGCAATCAGTAACATAACTGCTGGCCCGACATACTATGTCAGGGAAGTCATTGATCTGAATAGATTCACTATCTCCGCAAGCTACGGCGGTGCGGCAGTGGCACTAGCTGACGTAACTAAAAAGGTCGTTGCTGTCACAAACGACTTCGCCTTCGGTAGAGACACAAATCAAATATCTGCTGTGATGCTGCTCGCCGAACCACATGATGCTAACGTAGACTACATCTCGTATTCTATCTTCGGTGAGACACAGACGTATGCGTCAAACAGGATCACACGAACGTCAACATTTACGGCAACTGGTGGAAGTCAAACATTCCAACTATTGAATACAGTTCCTAACCCACTCGTTACTGTGAATGGGACAACGTTACTATCCTCACAGTACGTTGTAAACCACGCTGCAAGAACAGTGACGTTGACTGCATCGGCAGGGCAGACTGTAGTAGTTCTATCCCAACCAGAAGATCGTATTCAGTATAACTATTCAATGCCAGTAACACAAACCTTCACAGGCACCGGCGCTGTGAAAACGTTTGTTGTTGATGGATGGCTTGGTTCTGATCTGATGACCAACACCATCGGTGTTGACAATCCGGCGAATGCCATTGTTGAAATCAATGGGCTGCGCCAGATGCCAAGTGTATATCGCTTTGACTTGACGACCAATAGCATTGTGTTCACTTCGGCACCAGCGCTGAATGCCACGATCACAGTCACGACCTTCAATGAAACTGACCGTCAATACCTGCATACAGCTTACCTCACTGGCGCTACAGGACGCACAGTAGCACCTATCTCTAACCTGGGCGGAACATTGCCAATCGTTGCTACCTCCGGTATAACATCAATCACCAGCAGCGTTATAACGGTTGCCTCCACAACAGGATTTGTCTCCGGTCAATACGCCATATTCAGCGCCGGCTACGGCGGGATTGTCTCTGGTGTCGTGTATCAAATCAATACCGTTGGTACAGGTACTTTCACCATCAACAACATCATGAGTGGTACGCCAATCACCTTGTCTAACTCTACAAATACTGGTTGGACAGTATCAGTGTACACCAAAGTCACTACTCGCGTGGTCACTTCGGCAGCTCATACGCTGGTATCTTGGGACAAGGTAAGAATAGATGGTGTTGCTGGAGCCACTGAACTGAACAACTCTGTGTACTTCGCCCGACTAATATCAAGTACCCAACTTGACTTGTTCGCAGGAGTGTACGATCAATATGGCATTCTTGCTGGTTTCGCACCAGTACAAGCATCGGCATACGGTGGTGGTGGATTTATCTGGAAAGACAAGCTGCACACCCTGACTACCACGACGGCTACGGTCACCGAACTGAATGGTAACAAGATCACCGCAGGAGATACGCTTGAGTTAGCTACGAACACTCCAGTGATATTCACCAACATGACTAAAAAGTCAGGATATCTAACGGTTGGAAAGCAATACACAATCAAGACGCTAGGTGATACCAACTTCATGTTGCTTGGTGCGAAAACTAACGCCGCCGGTGTTGTATTTACGGCAACTGGTACTGGTATCATCACTGCAGGTTCGTTTGTTGCTACGCAGTCATACACCATCGTATCGCTTGGTACCACAAACTTCACGTCAATTGGCGCAACCGGCAATGACGTTGGTCGTGTGTTCACAGCATCAGGAGCAGGTACTGGAACTGGAACAGCATACGAAACAAATGCTGGCACAGTTGAAGCTCAAGACTTCGGCGGACTAGTTGATGGCACGACTTACTACGTCAGAGACTTCGTGCCAGAAAGCACATCGGGTACCAAGTTGGCATACTTCACAGTGTCGGCAACATACGCCGGCCCAATCTTCAGCTTAACTGATTCGGTGACGACTGACGCCGGCGCCATGACAGTGACCCAATGGGAGCAGACCAACGTAGATCGGCTATGGGTGACAATCGACGGCAAGCGCGTTCCATCGTCCAAGCTACGGCTGAACCCAGACAATAACCTGAGCATCCTGGCTCCGATGACAACCGCAAGCAACCTGATCATCACCAGTATGGTTCCGACTGCATCGCCAAATGAGAGCATCTACCTGAACAACGTCACCAAAGACGGAGTAGGTAGCATCCATCGCGTCAACACGCACAACAGAACCTGGCTGACACAGCCGCTGCTGCTGGCTGATGAGACAATGGTCGTAGCTGATGTTGAGCGCCTACTGAACAAGACCGTGCGAAGCGTTCAGGCCCCGGCCGCTGGCCCACTGTTCACCTTCACCATCGGCCTTGACGTTGACAAGTACATCCTGTCTCAGGTGATCATATTTAACGCGACACGAAATGCGTTTATTGACCCATCGTTATACTCTGTATCAACGCATGACCTGTCTCCAATCGTCGTGATCACCTCGGTACCGGTACCATTAGTGATTGCAGGCACCCCGATACCAGGGCAATACACCTATGTAGTGGCAGAAAATGACAACCTCATCGTGACAACGCTGGAAGGCAACACCGTGTATGTTGCCGGGGAGCAAATAAGGTTCCGCACAGTAGATATCAACACGAACACAATATCCAACCTACAACGCGGAGCCAATGGAACTGCCGCACACGTGGCGTTAGATACTGACACTGAGGTGTTCAGTATGTTGTCACAAAATATGCTGCTGCCATCGCTTTACAACGATGATACATGGTCAGGTCGGTCATACAAGGACATTATGGGTGTATCTGGGGTGTATTCTACAGCAATACCACAGCAGACCAGCACAACAGTGGGCGCCCAGTTCCTACTCACTGATATAATGAATGATAAATAAATGATGAGCGAACCAACAAAACCAGTTGAACCGAAACCAAATGAAAATGTTGGTTTCTACTTCTCCACGCATGTGAAGATTACCGACCCAAATACCAAAGAAGTGCTATTACAGACCCGAGGTGACGAATGACAGTAATCTACGAAACAATCAATCTGGTTAACCAGGCCACCGGGGTTTGTCCATGGAGATATATTGGCAGCGACCAAAATAATAATCCTGAGTATCTTGGTTCCAGTGAAACCTTACAGAGAGATATTGCGGCTTTAGGCCGTGCTAGTTTTGTCAAGCGAATATTGGAAGAGTGCGGTGATATAAGTAACCGCGACCTACGTATGATAGAGACCGAGAAATATCTAAAACCACTCCGGGTGCGCACCGACGAAACGTTTTATAATAAGGTGGAAACATATAGTCCGGGGTGCGGGCAGAAAGGTATGAAGCATTCTAAAAAGTTCCCCAGAACTCAAGTCTGGAAAGACAGTAGGAAAGGTCACATAGTTACTACGGAGTCGCGGAAATTGATGGCCACCAAGAAGATTGGAACCCACGCGAGTAAGGCTACTACAGAAAAAATGTCAACTCAACGTGCAGGTTCTAAAAACGCAAACGCATTGGCTTGGACAGTAGTGACCCCGTTTGGAGCAACAATACACGTAACGGCATTGCGTACTTGGGCAAAAAACAATGGACATAATTTCTATGATATCTATCATTGTAGAAATGGATGGGCAATAACGAGACACGGCGCCGGCAAGGGTGGCGGTAGAAAGAACAAGGAACAAGTAAATGGAAAATAACACAATGTCAATAAAGGGCCATATCACTATAACGGATGTCACTGACGGTGTACATGTCGTGTTGGTGGATAAGGATAATAGTATAAATTACGAAAACTTCTCTGAGGCTCTTGCTGACACAATCAGTGGACGAGGCTTCGGTGAAATCTACCAAATGGCATTCGGCAACGGCGGAGCAACAGTGGATGAAATCGGGTCAATCGCTTACTTACCACCAAACACCACCGGACAGAACGCGGCCCTCTATAACCGCACCTACACCAAGATCGTCAATGATACGAGCGTGTTCAACCTTGACCCTACACGCAACAAGATGACAGTATCGCACACCACTGGAAAATACTATACTGACATCCTCGTTCAATGCTTGCTAGACTACGGCGAACCTGCAGGACAGGCGGCGTTTGATAACAGCACCCAAACTGATGCCAATTACGTGTTTGACGAGCTTGGTCTTTTGGCTAACTACGGCACTGATAACGACGGCAACGTCATCACCCGGTTACTAACGCATGTGATCTTCCACCCGGTTCAGAAAAGTCTGAACAGACAGATTCAAGTCGATTACACCGTTCGGATTCAATCCCTCACCAACACTGTAACGATATAACGGAGAAATAAATGGCATATACAATCATCAAAAGTGACTCGTCAATACTGGCAACAATCGCCGACGGCACAATAAACACATCGCGCACTCCGTTAGGACTTCCCGGCCGAAATTTCGCCGGCTGGGGTGAGAGTTACGTTACGAACGTGGTTCGTCAATTGGAGAACTTCGCTTCGGTTACACCACCGACTAATCCACTGCGCGGTCAGCTATGGTACAACACCAATGCCAGCACCCTGTACATATGTCCAACAGACGGGGAAACAAATGCTGCGAACTGGCTTGCCCTGACTACTTCATCAAGCGGTTCCACATCAACATTCGGAAACGTGACTGTCACTGGTACGATATTGGCAACAACTGCTAATGTCACCGGAACATTTACAGGAAACACTATTTCTGTGGTAAACGCAACGGTATCTGGTACGGCAAACATTGCCACAGCCAATATCGCCAACGCCACGGTTACAGGCCCACTGACAGCGAACAGCATCACAAGCGGCAGCACATCAACCGCAGGTGCTCTTACTGGTCTATGGACAGTAACAGGAACCGGCGGAAACGTAGTCACCGTGTCTGGTGGTAATCTCGTAGCGACTACTGGTATCAAGTCAGACCATTACTACTATTCCAACGGCGTATCAATCATCAACACCTCGTCATACACTGACGGGAACGTAGCAACGTATCTCAATGGAGCATACACCGGAAACCTCGGAAGCGTGACACCGTTGTCAAACGTAGCCACTGCCAAACTCACTGCGGTCAGTGGTGGTTCGACAATCAACGGAGTATGGACTTTGGCATCGGGCGCCAGACTGAACGCATCTTACGCCGACTTAGCAGAACGCTTTGAGGCAGACGCACCCTATGACGCAGGAACGGTCGTTGAAATCGGCGGCACCAAGGAAGTCACGGCGGTTGTTGATGACCTCAGCGATAAAATATTCGGCGTAGTCAGTGACACCGCAGCTTACTTGATGAACTCGTCGGCAGGCACTGATGCCACTCACCCACAAATTGCTCAGATAGGCCGTGTCAACGTCAAGGTTGTGGGTCCAATCACTAAGGGTGATCGTCTTGTGTCCGCTGGTAATGGAGTGGCCCGTGCAGCAGCGCCAGGCGAAGCAACCGCGCTGAACGTCATCGGCAGAGCATTGGCTGATAAGACCGATCCAGCACTGGCGATGGTTATGTCAACAGTCACTACACGATAGGATTATATGGCTTACTCACAATACGGACTTGTAGCGGCAACTGATTACAACTACCTGATCAGTGCTTATCTTATTCCGATAGGACCAGACTGGGTTGTCAGTCCTAACCCATTCAATAGTATCTGGGCCGCAGGAAATCAAAACAAGGGATACGGTCAAGGAGTATCCCTGACCAATGTTGCCGCTGGTTCTACCGTGTCAGCGGCATCCTGGGCTGACCTGGTCAATAAAGTAGCCATCATGGCCGAGCACCAAGGCACCGCAATCACAGCCATCACCTCCCCGGCCACTACGAACCCAGTAACATATCTACCGGCGCTCACAGACAACCTGGCCCTTGTGTATGCGAACCGAATGAACGTGGCAGCACAGGGCTCATCTGTGCCGAACACTGCGAGTAGCAACTTGACCTGGTCAGACTACCTCACATTCACGCACACGGTGACCTTCAATCCGGTAATCACCGGTTGGGGCACGATATCCGGAGCTGACGCAGCCCGTTACTTTTTCAACTCAGGTGGCCAACTAGCCCTGACATTCTCCCATGCAACCGCAACAGCAGGTATCAATCTACTTCTGAACAACCTGGCAATCGCTGCCGGAACCATCGTCCTATCTTCCCCGACTTCGGGGACGATGAGCATCGCCGGCACGCCATTTACCGGTGTCACCAAGGTCGGAGGCTCCGGCACAGCAACAGTGAATACCAACGCCGGCTACTACGCCCTCAACAACAGCGAGACTACCCTGTTCAACCAATACGCATCTACTGGTCCTGCAGGTTACCTGGGAACACGGCTGGTCATAACAGCCCGGACTAATGGCACCCAGGGCCTTAACGGTGACACGGGAAGCGTGATCACAATCACATCAACCTTTGACGAGATGCCAGGTGGACTAATCCCTGCCACTGGAACCACAACCACACTCAGTATCCGACCACCAGCAACCATCACCGGCTTCACCAATGTTTGGGGAACCCCAACAGTATCGTCAGTCATCGCCGGCGCGCAAGGTGGCGAAGTCATCGCCCCATAAATATTCCGGGCAAGACCTGACGCTCTAAATACGAGATGGACACAAACCTTCTCGTTACCAAAGCCAAATCCCGTTTCAACCACAACGCTGCCAAGGCGTATCTCAAGGACAAATACGATGCCCGTCTCCTTGTAGCCGATCAAGGTGGGCTGTGGCGTGCTGATCAGGCGACCATCTCCTTTCTGTCAACTTGTCCGATGAAGCCGATGATCATGTTGGACACATTCGGAAATCCGGTTCAGGTGTTCGGTCCGGCCCTGCTCAAGATCCTATTCCAAACCTATCAGACCGTCATGACGGAGTGGCACCAAGAATGGACAGACCTCGAAGGTGAAAGATGACGACACGGGGCGCCCTACTATTCGCCTTCAACAATCCAAGGTGTAACTACTTTGCAATGGCGTCAGCAACAGCCGCGCGGATCCGCCGCCACCTTGACCTACCCACGACCGTGATCACGAACACAGAGAGCATAGGACCTGGCATCGCCTCGTTTGACAAGCTGATCGCCATCTCACCTGACACCAGCAACAACCGCGATGCCTCAATCTGGATCAACAAGGGCCGCTTCCAAGCCTATGACCTGACACCCTACGATGAAACTCTGCTACTTGACACGGATTTCATGGTGAACTCCAATCAGCTTCTCAAAACGTTTGAGACCTACGACGATTTTTGCTGTCATAACAGCACATCGTTCCTGATGAATCCGGGAGTGGCGCAAGAGGCGCTATCACCACTGAGCTTCGACACCCTCTGGGCAACCGTAGTCACCTTCAGGAAGACCGACCGAACTCACGATATTTTTCAGGCATGGGAGATGGTTCAGAAAAACTACGACCACTATGCCAACCTACATGGCTTCGTCAATGGCTTCTACCGCAACGACTACGCCCTGACACTGGCACTGAGAATAGCCAACGGGCACTCCACCAACCCACGTGACACCATACCATGGCCCCTACTCCACGCTGGTAAAAACACGCAGCTTGAGCGCCTTGACGACACCTCGTATCGCGTAGGCTACGACAACTGGACCCGCGGCAAAATCCGCAAGGAGCATGGCATCATTCGTGACACTGACTTCCATGTGATGTCCAAGGACCTGTTCATGGAGCTTGTATGAGTAGAGGCTATGTGATCGTTGCCGAGAACACCGATGATGTGGACTATGTCCGTTGTGCCACGGTCCTCGCCTCATCATTGAAGCGGACGATGCCGGGATGCTCGGTGACCCTGCTGGGCGAAGGCACCTCAAAATATTTTGATCATGTCATCCCGCCTGTCCCCATTGACACAATTGACCCGTTCAAAATCGGCAACGACTGTCAGGTCTATGCTTTATCTCCCTATGACCTCACGATCAAGCTAGAAGCGGACCTCTTCATGTCGGCATCTATCGACCACTGGTGGCCGGTGCTGGAGAGCCGCGATCTGGTGGTCTGCACGACCATCCGTGATTACAAGGGACAGGTCAGCCACAACCGCACCTATCGTCGCTTCATCGAGGACAACCGCATCCCCAACGTCTACAACGCCATTACCTACTTCAAAAAATCAGCACTTGCTGAGGAATACTACGCCATAGTGCGAGACATCGCGGAGCACTGGCCGACCTACCGTGCCCTACTCCAATGCCGCCCGGACGAGCCAGTGACCACTGACTGGGCCTACGCCCTTGCAGCCCACATCCTGACCCCGGAGCGCACAACCCTGCCGACATTCGAGGCAATGTCAATGACCCATATGAAGCAGGCAATCACCGGCTCCATCACAGAAGACTGGTCCGAGAGCATGGTCACGGAACCCCTGCCACACTGCCTACGCATTCAGACCTACGCGCAGACATACCCATTCCACTATCACTCCAAGCAGTTCTGTGCTACACTAGAGCGTGTCTATGGTTGAATATCGTCTATACCACGACAACGGCAAAGTCCTGTTCTACACATGCGAGGCACCTGAGGGCACCTTCATCACCGTAGATCGACAGACCTATGCCGAAGGCCGATATGATGTGCAGGTCGTCGATGGCCAGGTAGTCCGTAACATGGCACCGAAGCCAACCTACCTGATTCAAAGCACCACAGGCACCTGTTGCCACCCCGATGACGTAAGCGTGATCACCACTACGGGCATCTACTGGAGAATGAAATGATCCTTGACCTCGCAGACCTTGATGTAATCTTCTTGACGTATGATGAGCCTAACAAAGAAGAGGCATGGCTCAAAATCAAAAACATGGTGCCATGGGCGAAGCGCGTTGACGGAGTGAAAGGCTCTGATGCCGCACACAAGGCAGCAGCCCGCGCCAGTGATACCGAGCGTTTCATACTGGTAGACGGCGATAACGTTCCTGACGAAGATTTCTTCAACAAGCAGCTTGACTTCACCGACAAGGATCCGTCGTTCTACACGGCACAGTTTCGTTGGAAGGCCAGAAACCATATCAACGGTTTGTGCTACGGCAACGGCGGGATATCATCATGGACAAAGACCTATGTGGAGAAGATGCGAACACACGAGGCCAGTGACGGTAACCCAAGCCACACTGTAGATTTTTGTATGGACTCGTCCGACAACCAATATTGGGCCATGCACGACTGCTACTCCACTACCTATCCAAACCACAGTCCCTTCCAAGCATGGAGGGCAGGCTTCAGGGAAGGCGTCAAAATGTGCCTTGTCAATGGTGACCTACCATCAGTCATAGATTTCAAAGCCACCGTTGCCACACGAAACATGAACAACCTCACGATCTGGCACAACGTCGGGCTTGATGTTCAGAACGGAGCATGGGCAATCGCCGGCGCCAGATTCGGCACCTATCAGGTGATGCTCGGAGAGTGGGATCACCGGCGCGTCCAATCATTCGAGGTCATCAACCGCCTATGGCAGATGTATGGTGACCTTGATCCAACTGAAGAGGCAGACCGCATGGGAATCATACTTCGAACGAAACTGGCTCTGCCTATCTGCACCCTTGATGCTGAACAATCAAGATTTTTCAAGCGCCATCAGCCGGAAGTCCGCAACCGTGGCCCTCTTGTAAAAGAGATGGATGTCATCAGGAAGTTGGAGGGATGGTGAGTATATACACTACAAGGCCGAATAGGATTTACAATATTGCGTGTAAGCATGTAGAGGATATTTTACGCAATGATCCAAATCCAGGCCGACAATGTGCTATCCCTCATTTTTTCTATGAGTTCAACAATGACCCTGATGTAGTGGTGATTGATGCCTGCCCATCACCTGGGCCCAATGGAGTGAGCTTTTTGAACATACCTATTGGGGTATTATCATCATATTTGATCAGTGTCACAAAACCATCAACTAAACTCTGTTTTGATAATCTCTATGAGGGCAATCTCCTACCAATGATCAATGTAATTGCAGCAGCGATTCAGAATACTCCAATTAGAAATGACCAGATATATTATTTTTCCGGAGCATTGGATTGCAGCACCTACACTGATATCCCCTTCCATTTATACGGCGGAACGATGTGGGAGGCTGCGACTCGGTCAAGAGAAATCCCACCGACTACCTTTTCCGTCTCACCTAAACAAAAGATTTTTTTGTGTATGAATCGCGTCTTACGACCGCATAGACTGATGTTGGTTAGTTTGTTATTGGCGAAAAACATGGTCAGCAATTCATTCTATTCATTTTTCCCACTAGGGAGTCATTCAGGTAACGCAACCTCGCACCAAGTTGATGGAACTCTTTCAGAACTTAGTCGCCTGTTGTCACCTGATACTTTCGCTATGGTTAACTCGTCGTATAGAAAGCACGAGAGTATGTTCCCGTTGACACTAAACATCGAATCCAGCAACAATAAAAACTTCCTCGATGCCAACGATATTTATTTGTTCCAGAACAGCTATTTTTCGTTAGTGACAGAAACCTTTTTCTTCAGACGAGAGATGTATAATACAATTGATGAACAAACTATCTTCTTCACCGAAAAGATATTCAAACCAATATTGATGCACCACCCATTTATGGTAGTGTCGCGCCCAGGTACGCTTCACTATCTCCGTAAAATAGGCTATAAGACGTTTTCGCCATATGTTGATGAGTCATATGATCTTGTTGAAGATGATCAGGCTAGGATGATGGCTGTCGTAAAAGAAGTTGAGCGCTTGTCTGCATTTACTACAGAACAGTGGTTAGAATGGCAGCAAAATGTCAAGGCAACGGTGGATTATAATTATGACACCATTATGAATAAGGCGCACCATAAGTATGCGTTTAGTAGATAGGATAAAGATGACAACAGTAGCAATGATTGGAGTTGGTAAGTTGGGTCAGGAATGTGCCGAAGTTATGGCACTACATTATGATGTTATCGGTTACGATGTTGTACCGCGAACACCGGCATTTCCAATGGCTGCGACAATAAAAGAGGCGGTCGTCGGACGAGACATGATCTTTATTGCAGCGCCAACAGGACATGATCCAATTTATGGTGGTGAAACACCAACAAGCCATCTTCCCAATAAGGATTTTGATTACAGCATCGTCACAGGCATTCTGAATGAGGTCAACAAATACGTGACCAAGGATCAGTTGGTGGTTTTGATCAGCACTGTATTACCGGGCACTGTCCGCAACATCCTTGAACCCTGTATCACAAATGCCAGATTCATCTATAACCCATATCTGATCGCCATGGGCACCACAAAATGGGACATGGTCAACCCGGAGATGGTGATCATCGGCACTGAAGATGGCAGCGTTACAGGTGATGCTGAGGAATTGATGGCCTTTTATCGCCTATTCATGGAAAATGACCCGCGTTATGAAGTAGGTACATGGGACGAGGCAGAGTCGATCAAGATTTTCTACAACACATTCATTTCGACGAAAGTGGCCTTGGTCAATATGATACAGGATGTCGCAGAGACCAATGGCAACATCAACGTAGATGTGGTGACCAATGCGCTAAAAAATTCTACCCAACGAATCACCGGACCGACCTACATGACAGCGGCAATGGGTGATGGTGGTGCCTGTCATCCCCGAGACAATATAGCCCTTCGTTACTTGGCCGAGCGTTTGGGCCTCGGATATGACTTGTTCGATGCCATCATGAAAGCTCGTGAGGTACAGGCCGAGAGAATGGCTAAAAAATGTATTACACACGGCAACCGCATCACTATAGTTGGCAAATCATACAAACCAAAAGTACCATATACAAATGGTTCAGGCAGTCTCCTCGTAGGATACTACATTGAAAAACTAGGTGGTGAGGTGAATTACTACGATATACACACCGGAGACCTTGACTTGCGATCAGAATGGAGTGAGGTGTATCTCATTGGTTATTGGGAAGAGTATGTGGAGGCATTAGTTTTCCCACCGGGTTCTTTAGTTATTGATCCATGGCGCCGGATTACTGCCACGCAGCACCCAAGATTCATCCATTATGGTAATACGAGAATCCATCGATGAATGATGTTTTCTATCTGAACGGCAAACCAAATGCCCATCCAAAAGAACGACATGCCGCCTCATTTGCGGATGCTGCCAAGTCATCATCTACGGACCACTTTTGGATCATAGACGAACATTCAAACTACGCCGGATTCAACTGGGACTTTGACTTTGAAGCGTTGCCTGATGAGGATGTATGGGCGAAAGATTTTATCAATATATGGCCAAGCACACACACCAAGGATAGTGGCACATGGCTTTGTCCGAAAAACTTGGGAGATATGATTCAGATCATCAGGACTGATGTTACACCGCTGGCAAGAAAACCTACGAGATGGAACATAACACCAGATACCGATGTGACAAACTTTGACTTCACCTGGCAACCCGAGTTTGAGATGCCACCATATATCTATCAGTTCGGAACCCTCGTTGATCCGGACGATGGCCCTCGTTATGTGTCAGAGAACGACAACGGCATTGTGGTTCACATTGAGCGAACAGACAAGAAGATCAACGGCACAATCTTCCCACGATACCCAATCAAGACTACCCTGCTTGACCTCATTGAGGAACACCCAAGCGAAATATTCTGGGCACTGAATCCCGACATAGACTACTCCAGTTTTGATTTCTCGTGGTATCCCAATGCCGAAAATGTCTACCATGTGAACACCTTCCTG